CACAGCCTGTATTCTGACCACCTGCCATTGGGCTTGATTGGTAAATAACATAGGTATTAGCAGCTAAAAATATGTCAGCATTAAGCTTTACTCTATCTGTTGCACCTGTAACTGCTGCTTCTGTAACCGTAGCAGCTAATCCTGTTTGTGTATTATAAACAATATCGCCAGGATAAACATTTAATGCTTGAAAATCCTTAGTCGCATCAACTAGATAGTTTGCGACAACAGCACCTGAAGTACCACTTGTGTTTACTGCCGGATATGGTATGTCAGCATCATCTGATTTTACAATTGCTAATGCTCTACTTGGTTGTATTCTTACGTTTGCCATTATTTGTTATTATTATATGGAAATAATCTATTTAATGAGTCTCTTCTTTTATCGCATCCACAGTCTTGCCCTGTAGCTTTTGATACTGTCTCAACAATTTTTTTAATTCCTGTGGCTTTGGTGATTTTCTCGATGGTATCTCCTATGCCTCTACTTTTTGTCATTATGCTCATAGTTATACTTTTTTTACTCTGTTCCCCATACCAACAATTGATTTCTCTCTTTTCTTACTCTCTAGCTTTGCAGGACTAATCTCGCTCTTTGTCTTTGGAGTCTGTGCAGATACTCTCTTTGTCGGTCTGCAATACTCATTTTTCCCTCCTGCCCCACAAGGCTTATTTGTTTTTGTATCAACCCATTTCTCTTTCTCCCATCTTTTTAGGCTTGTACCCTTCTCGGACTTCACGACATTCCCTGACTCCTTGCGACACTTGGCTATAGCCTGTGATGCTCTTGCCGATGGGAACACATCGTACTGTGCTTTTACTTTTTTATAGCAACTATCCTTCATTAGTACTTTCCTTGTCTGCCTTTAGGGTTACTTGTTGTATGTTTGCCTGGCCCCCCCCACAAATGCTTGCAAGCCCAGTATCTTGGTGTTAGCTTGTCGTCTGCTGAGTCGCATTTATGCCTTGCTTTAAAGCTTTTTCTAGCTGCCGCTGAGTAGTTGTTACCATAACCCTTGGCACCAAAATGCAAAAGTTTCTCTTGCCCACCAGAGCAAGCCTTAACCATCATCTTTTTTCCTGGTCGGTCAGATGATCTAGGGCTATTGCATTTCATTGTCGCTTTATTTGCCATATTTGCTTCTATAGTCTCTTGATTGTAGTCCTACTTTGTGAGGATGTACCTCTTCTTGCTTGGTCTCTTCTACCTTTTCCTCTTGTACCTCTTCAGATACCACAGGTTGCTCAATTACCTCTTCCTCTATGACCTCTTTTTTCTTTGACTTAGCCATGATTTTACTTTTTTAAGGTTGCTCTATTTGTAAATGGATTGTATTTGTAGTCTGACTTTGGTTTTCCTGACGCTTTTGCTGCTCTATCTATCGCTCTTTCGCTTGCAGTCATCTCATTTCGCTGTATCCCTTTTGCTGTGAGTGTCTTACCGTCAGGTTTCATGTCACCACGCTTAATTAAGATTGCTTTTGCTCGGTCTATGGAACCAACCTGCGCTGCAAGCCGGTACACAAGTTGGTTTTTGCCCATAAACTTTTGAGTCTCTAGTTTCATACTAGTAGCCTTTCTTCGCAGGCATTGCTTTTTTAGAACCTCCTTTTGTCATCTTGTTGGTAGCTGCTGTTTTGCCAGCCTTTTTAGCCATTGGAGCCATCTTGTCACCACCAGCAGCCATCTGCATACGAGAAGACATTGGAAGATTTGGAGTTGATGTTGTCTTTTTCATGAAAAATCGGTTTTATCTATTTTTAAATTGATTACCCAATGTTGCTAATCCTGATATTTTTGGAATAGATGCTTGATTACTTCTCTTTCTTCCCATCATAGCCTTTATTCTAGCATTTTCATTCTGCATATCAGTAATCATTTTTACCTGTTTATTGCTAAATGTAATATCATTCAGCTTTTTAGCTAAGTCTATGCTCCCAGAAACAGGTTCTTTCTTGGTTTTTTTATCGTCTGGCATATGAATATTTTTTTATTTCGGTCAAATATAATAAGTTTTCTTCATTATATTTGTATAAAATTCAATAAAATTTAATAAAAATGGCTACACCACCCAGAGATTATCTGAAATATTACAAGGTAATACGTCAGTACTTTAAGGCAAAACATAAAATATCACAGGCAGAATTGGATGTTTTGATATTTATGTATTCCGAAGGATACTTTACCAGAGAAAGATTCGATGAATTTGATCGAATATTAACTTGGAATAAGGAAAGGTTTCAAAAATTGCTTGATGATGGATGGTTTGAAATCTTTCGAAAGAAAGGGCGAGGAACGGCAGTTATATACAAAATGAGTGACAAAGGGAGGCTTCTCATTGCTGACTTATACAGAAAGCTAAATGGAGAAGACATCCCTGTGCAGAAATGCAATAACCCTATTTTTCTAAAAAGAAAAGCTAAGTATAGCGAGAAGGTTTACAAAGATATGATTATTGAAATGAATAACTTTAACAAACAACAACGACGTCGGTCTCCCGAATAATTGTATGTTGCTCATTATTGATGATCATTGTGAATGAGAAGCCTTTGTCGTAGTAAACAACGTCCCCCTCTTTTATCACAGATACATCGGTACCAGGTTTTACTACCTTTCCCTTTTTATATCTGAACTGGCTAGCATCGTCACCTGAAAGGATGATGCCTGAATCTGTTTTAATCTCTTCGTCAATTGACGATACGACTATGTATTTTCCTATTGGTTGCATTAGATTAAATTTATGGTAAAAGAAAAAACGTTACTTCTCCGACTTTTTTGTAGAACTTCAGAGTCCTAAACCATCTCCTATTCTTCTCGGAGATGATGCTCATATTGCAGAAGGCATAGATTCTTGGATCACTTTCTCTGAGACCATTCTCTACTAAGTCCCTCGCAATTGCTTTGTGTATACTAGTTGGCTCAGCTTTCCACCAGACATAGCTATCTAGATTCACACCGCTGTATGCTCTTGGGTATGTTATTGCTTTTATGACACTAGCTTTCATCATCTCTGCTCTGACCATTGCAGATATAGCCATGTATCTTAGACCCTCTACGTCAGTTGAGTCAGGTGTCTCTGACATTAGCATCTTCGCCATCCAGTCTACCTCGGTCCACTCAGCCTTTGGCTTTTTATTGATAGAGTAGTCTAATACCACCTCCTCTTCTTCTTCCTCAACAACCTCTTGTACCGGCTCCTCCCGATATTGTATCTCTTTCTTTTTTTGTATTGGATTAGAAAGGGAAAATGCCGCAATAGACAAGAATAAAAAAATTGCATATTTCATATTAGATTAAATTTAATTAGACAAAAAGGGGCTGAGTCTCCTCAACCCCAATAACACTTAAAAAACCAAATCAAATCAATTTATTTATCTCCATAGCTCTAATAAGGCGAGTAATACCAATACCCCCACCTACTCTTGGGATAAATTTATTTTGCAAGAACTCCTCAAGCTCATCTATCACTCTACTGTAACTGAATAGGTCAAATAGCTTCTCAGCATATTTGCCATCCTCAATAGAGTAGAACGTCTCCTTCATCTTTTTCGCATCGCAGCTGCGCTCTGCCGATCCTATTGTCTCCTGACCGCAGAGGATTACGTCAATCTTTTTAGCAAGACCTGTGTCCTCATTTCTAGCCATATTCCAGAATGGATTGGTACGCTCTGGGAAGTTCATTAACAATACCGCATCAGAATGGTTTCTATATAAAGCATTCTCTATGTCATTGTCAATGATACTAACGCCATACTCATTGCATACGTCCTCATACTGCATCTCTTTAAGATCATTAAAGCCTAAGAATTTTACAAGCTTTTTCTCCATGTCTATAAGCTCGTCCATACCTCCATGAAACTCAAACTCAAACATTGGGAAGATCATGCAGTGGCGACCCTCGATTGGATACTCCTCATTGCGATAGCTCGTTGACAAGCAGTAGAACCCCTTCTCCTCTGGCTGAGTCAATAGCTCATGCTCTAACCACATCTGCCCAGTCTGCGGTAGAGGATAGATATTGTGGTTGTAGGTAAAACTAGCAATGCTATGCGGATTCTCGCAGGCTGCCAATATGCTAAGCCTATTTTGAGTGTGTACCTCAAGCATATCAAATTCATCAAAGAACTGTCTTAATTTTTTTACTACAGCAGTAAATTTTTTTGCGTCAATGTGTGGGTAAAACGATGAATGCAAAGAATGTTTCATTTTTGAAATTTGTTTTAAATATGAACTAATATTTCTTCCCATGCTTATATGGCCTTGATGAATTGTACATAAGTTTTGATGTCACATGGAAGTCTATGTCAATCCTAAAGCCACCACACATATCAAGCAGTCGGATGACAGCGTCAGCTATCTCATCCTCAAAACTGTCCTTGACATGATGCTTAAATGCCTGTACAGTGTCGTCAGACTCAATATAAGCAACTTTGTCACTATGGGTGCATAGTTTACCTGCCCGATGCGCCTCAAGTGCCTCAGACAGCTCTGTAACGACAAGCATGAGCGTCTCGCCAACATTGCGCTCATTGTCCCAGAATCCTCTGGCTTTATTCCCCTCAAAAATATTTTTAGCTAATGTATTAAGCATTGGTCTTATTGTTTAGCGTTAGAGATCTCAAAGCTCCTACCCATTGTGATGATGGCATTGGTGCTAAGAATTGTTGATGCCACGCTTACTGCATTTTGCAGAGCGCTCCTTGTGACCTTGAGTGGGTCAACGATACCCATCTTGATTAGGTCCCCGAACTCACCGGTCTTGACATTATACCCATGCCCATCAGGCACCTTGTCGTATCCCTCAGGAGTAAAGAACTCATACACCTCCTCAAAGTTAAGCCCAACATTTTTTAGTATCTGTTTGATTGGAGCCTCAAGTGCTGCGTCCATGATATGCCACGCTACGTTCAGCTCATGGTTGTCATACTCACCCAATAGCTTACTATGGTCAATCTCAAAGAGCGCTTTGCCGGCACCTGGAAGGATACCCTCCTCTAATGCAGACCTTACTGCGCATACTGCATCGTCAACTCGATCATACAGCTCCTTTTGCTCCAGGTCAGTATTACCCCCGACATATATCACACCGATACCACCAGTAAGCGAAGCGATGCGCTCAAGTATGAAGTCCTTGTCAGCCTTGCGCTTTGCAATAGCATGAGCTGCCCATAGCTGCTTGACCCTCTCGTCAACCTGCTCAGGTTTAGCTCTCGCATCAGACTTGAGGAGAATGGTCTTGTCAGATGAGACAATAACTTTTGCCGCATGGCCCAAGTCAGCGTAGTTGATGAGCGACAAGTCGTCACCTGTTTTCTCGCTGAAGTAGTTAGCCCCAACACTTATTGCGATGTCCTGCATCAGCTCGTGCTGTTTATACCCAAAGTTAGGCGGAGCAATAGCGCAGACCTTTACGTTCCCTTTGACAACATTTGCCGCAAGGGTATTAACCACATTGGTACTGCATGGTGAGATAATGAGCAGCTTTTTGCCCTCAGTAATGATTGGCTTTAGTATGTTCTCAATCTGCAAGATATTACTTATCTCAATGTCGCACACCAATACCATCACGTCCTCAAATACACACTCGTCCTTTTTTTGGTCGTTGATGAACATATTTGACAGATAACCCCTGTCAATCTTTAGACCCTTAGTGGTCTCCGCATACGTCTCATGGGTCTGACTCTTCTCCACCGTAACAATACCATCTCTTCCGATGTCCTTATACACCTCAGCGATTATTCGCCCTATCTCCTTGTCATTGTTAGCTGATATTGTTGCCACGTCAACAATCATCTTATTCGTCACTTTCTTGGCCTTTGCTGACAACTGACTGACCACCTCATTACACATACTATGCAAATGTCTTAGCACCGCAGTGCGGTTAATGTCAGGCGTAAGTCTCTTAGTCCCCTCAATGACCATCGCTTCCGTTAGGATTATTGAGGTGGTCGTCCCATCCCCTGCACTGGTAGCGGTACGCTCAGCTGCCTCCTTCATCATCCTAACCGCAAGGTTCTCCACAGGATCAAATAGGTCAACAGCCTTGGCAACTGTAACCCCATCCTTCGTAACCGTAATTCCATGTGTGTGATGCGGTGACTCAATTAACACCGTATTTCCCCCTGGGCCAAGGGTACTCTTTACTGCATCCGCAATCTTAGTGATGCCATCAATCAACTTGTTGCGCCCCTTCTCTCCAAAGACCAAGTCCTTGGGTGAATAGCCTGTACTGTCAAACATAATAGATTTGATTTAATTTTATAAAATGTTAATCAGATATACCAATAGCGCACCTAACGCATACCCCACTCCAGAGACTAATGCCAATTTAATCCTGTCAGACCAACCCTTTGCCTCAATCTGATAAGCAATAAATGGCAACCCAAGAAAGGGACCAACGAATGCCCAAAAGATCATCGCAACACTTCTGTCAGCTACAGTCGCTATGTACATAGTCGAAGCCACCTCAATGGTGAATGCCGCAAGCGCAACTATTAAATATTTCTTCATGCCACAAAGATAATACTACTTTTGAAATAACCAAAACCGATTTTACTATTTTCATTTCCTATATTCTATATATATTTTATTATAATACGCGAATTTATTTTTAAATATCATTTTGGTTTTATTTTCGACATTTTCGACATTTCTCTTAATAATCAATTATTTATATCAATATAATTGACATTTTATTGACATTTTTTATGTCAGAAATCGACATAATATTAAATAATAATAAGAAATATATAGAAATAGTACACGACATCCACTACGTTTTATGTATTATTCTTGAAAACCTGTATTAAATATGTATCAAAAAATGAAATTGTTGATGTGGTCTATAACCCCAATATTCCAAAAAAAAATGGCACCCCGAAGGATGCCAAACCAAAACTAATTATGAAACACTGACTAACTACTTCTTATCTATAACAGACCATATTCCACCGACCATCGTCATAATTCCACCAATAATCTCAGCAGCAATACCATCATCCAACAATCCCTTCGCTACCAACACACCACCAATAAATGTTAAACCATGGCGTACAATCCCTAACATAATCTCCTTCTTCATAACTTAATTTTATACGATGACATAATCATTTCCTTAGCCTCACTCATCATCTCTCCCCTCGAATATCCCTCCGCTATCATACTCACCTTCTCCTCACGCTTCGCCATCTTCCTAGCCCTTGCCATCTCAGCAATGCCAGTCTCCCCACATGGCCTATTGTTAATCAACCTGCCATTCTTCATGGTCAAGCCATCTCCTCCAGCATAATTGCCGTAAATACTGTTCGAAATTCCTTTTACTCTCATAGCTATAAAGTTTAAATTGTTAACGTTGAATGCAAAGGTAATGAAAATTTTTGAATAAACAAATAGAGGTTTTGGGTACTATAGCGGTTTGGCGCAGCCGGCCGCTATCGGAAAGTGGGATTTTTTTCGATGGGGGGGGGTGCTGTTTTGCCTTGGCTTGTCGGATTTTTTGGCATTTTTGTAGACGTCGGTTACGTCGTTGCTGTCGTATATCTATGTGCTACTGCTGTGCTGCTGTCTGTCTATCGTTTGCCGTATACGTCGCACACTTCGTATGTCTCTCGCTGCTGCTGTCGCTTTGCTTACAATCTAAACAAACCTTAGTGTTAAACTTACACTAACCTTATTGTACTTTTTACAATAACTGATCTTATGTTATTGTACTTTTTACAATAAGTAACTATTTGCACAAACATAGTTTATAAGCCAATGATTTTTTGTAAACTATTTTGTTATTTATAGTTTACTTTTTACTTTCAGACATCGCCCAGGGAACACATAAAAACGTCGTATATATATCTCTTTTCTGCGAGATCCTTTGTCGTATATTGCTATTTATTTCTGCAACGTTGTTGCATTTAGGTACTTTGCTTACAATCTAAACTAAGGTATAACCCCCCTCTTTTTTTCCTCAATCCTAAATTTTTTTTTGCTATCCTCAAAAACTAAGAATGTAGGTTTTATCGGGCTTTCAGCGTTTTGCTAGTTTTTCGAGTCAAGAAATTTTTAAAAAAAATGAAAATATTTTTCAAAAAAGTTTTGAAATAACAAAACTAGTCTTAACTTTGTGACATCCTTAATACATCGGTGACACATTAAGCGGTAGTGTTAAGATACAAAAAAGTGAAGTATTGAAACGGTGTACTATATGTTAAGTTCATGTCTAACGACAGCGGTTAAAATTCTTAATATATACTAGTGTAACAGTTCTTTTATTTTGTGGGAAATTGGGATGCGCGGCGTAGTCAACTAAAATGAGAAAAACGAGCGCGATATATGTACCCGTGTGCATATTATTGGATAAATCGAATGAACAGCGAATTATCGTATCTGTGGGGAACGAGGAGAAACAGATATAGAAAACCCAATTTAAAATTTTTTGAGTCTTAATTGGCTTTAGGTTATTGCAATGGATTGCAATGTAAAAAATGATAATCAGCATTTTTTGTCCTATACATTTTGTTTTGGCGAATTGCCTATATAGGTTTTAAGATATATATCTTATTTGGTTTCGATATCAAAATAGGCACAAATTTTTTAACACTATTAAAACTTTACTAAAATGGAATTCTTACTTTTTATTTGTGCTGTTACATTATTATTTTTAATGTCGGCAAATGGTATTATAAGCGAATATAATAACCAAAAAGATAAATTTTAATTAACTAACTTTTAAACAATACTAAAATGAGAGCTATTTTTAGAACTGAAAACACTATTCAAATTTTCAGATTTGGTACAACGTCAAATGATAAAATTGAGGCAAACAAAAAACGCAAAATTGTGCAAAGTTACACATTTAGTCGGTCACAATTTGAGTTAATATTGCAAGGCTTAAACGATGGCATGAAAACATTTTTTAACAGTGCCGACAGTAACTGTCTAGACTGTCCTTTTAACTCATTTGGGTTATGTTATACACACAAATTCAATCAATACGTCGGATTTATTTCAATGCTTAAATCTGTAATTAAAGACTACAAAGATTTTTATGACATACCAACGTATAACAGCGACATAAGGGAACAAATATTAAATATGTCTAAAAATACATATGTTAGATTTGGTACATATGGTGAACCGTCCTTACATCCTACTGACTTAATAAGCGACATTGTGAACGTTTGCGATAATTGGACGGGTTACACACACCAATGGCAAAAAAGAGACGATTTGAGCGGTTACTTTATGGCGTCGACTCACACAATTTTTGAAGAATTAATAGCTAGAAACGAGGGCTACCGATCATTCATAGCGACTGATGAAAAAATTGACGGCATTGTTAACTGTCCCGCATCAAAAGAAGCGGGTTATAAGTCAACTTGCAGTAAGTGTGGACTATGTTCGGGTACATTTGGAAAAGGCAAAAAATCGGTATACATTCTAGTACACTAAAGTACAAAGGTTTTCGGTCAGCCTAAAAAACCGACATTTTTAAACTATTAAAACTTATCTAATTATGCAAACTTTCACAGCAACAGCGGTACAAAATTTAATTGACCAATATATGAACAAAGGCGGTCACATTGAAGAAATAGAAGAGGGTGTTTTGGGTTATGGAACTATAATTTTATCAGCCAATGGCTACAAATACGCAATAATTAAAGAGGTCTATTTGAATAGTTGGTCTTCGGGTCACACAATAAAATTCTATAATAAACTACCTAAAAAATATAGTTACCTTTAAACTGATGAGACAAACCATATTATAAACACTATAAACTATCTAACTTATGACTCAGTATTATATTAAAACTAGCTTAGGGTACATTAAATTGTACCTTCGTGACTCTGAGGTGACTATTGGCAAAAATGGTCAAAAATACAACAATGGTAACCGATTGTATAATGATTGGCATAGACTCACAATTGACCAAAAAATAAGCGTTAAACAGCATTTTATAAACAAGTACGGCAAACGTACAAGCTACAGCAAGCCCGATGCATTTAAAGTACTAACTGAGACTCAATTATATTACATCCTATCTTAAAACAATAACAGATATGAACTCTAAATTTAATACGTTCTATTGGAACACACACAAACAATTTGTACTTGATGTACTTAGGTATGAATTCGAGGGCGAATTTGAGACAACAGATAATACCTGGTATAATGATGAAAGCCCGTCCTTACTACTCAAATTTGAGACGTATACAATGCAATTATACATACCTTCAAATTACAAGGGCGAATTTTCAGATTATTGTCTAATGGTGTACAATACTTACAGCGACTTTGAGAATGACAAATTAGAAGCAACTTATTTTTTAACAAGTCTCAATGATGTAATTAATCAACTTAAAACCTATCTATAGCCATGGAAAAAGTAATAATCAATGCAATTGTAGAGACAAAAAGTAACTACAACAACATGAACGGAAAGTCGGTACAAATTATTCAGTTCATCGGATCTCACGCCTATTGTAGATATGTGACTGATGACGGACAGATAAGACAGTCTGACTTTCACATCTCAGAGTTAAAAGACATTAGAAGTAACAACATTTTCAACACTACAATCTAATCAGCTATGAACAAAATTAAAGAACTGCTAAAGCAGTATGAGACAGCTAGACAGAACTTATTTGAGTACACGGATGCATTCTATGATTCGATTGGTTATGACATAGACGGATATTGGGAAGACCTAGAAGAATTGACCGACAAAGATGTCAAAGATTTGAAACAGAAAGTTAAAAACTTTGAGACACTCACAGAATGCTACGCAAAGATTTGGAAAGTTAACTTTAAATATTCTTAATGACATCGGGGTGCAGCATCCGACCAACTGCGATATTTCATTAACACTATTAAACATTAACAGCTATGGACAAAGTATTTGAAATTCTAAAAGATGTAGACAATGACAGATATGTATTTCTACACATTGATAAAAGCGGCATATGCGGTCTTAATTTTCATCAAGGTGTAACAGAGATTGTATGGGCATATGCAGAACCCGATGTACATCTCACAGAGATTTGGAGAAGGTTAGCACTGAACTACCCTCATACAGAAAGGTCATTCTTAATAGAGAAAGCTATTGATTTATATATAGATGCATTCATTACACAACTATTAAAACTATAAACAGCTATGGAACAAATATTAAATTTAGAGATTGGTCACTCAATTGATTGGAAATTTGGACTAATAACCCGAAATATTTACAGAATGTCTGAGAATGAATTTGACATCACAGAAACCTGCGATGGATGGGTAAATGCGATTGTCAGTAAAGAGACAATGCGAGGTATATTAGAGGGAAAAATTTCACTACTTGAATTGGATTGGTTCTAATATTAAATAACACTTTAAACTATTAACACTATGCCAAATTGGTGCAGCAATTACACTACATTCAAAGGTAGTAAAGAGAACATTGAAGCTTTGAACAATGCAATAAACAAAGCAATTGAGCGAGAGACAGCTGACAAGCAAGCTCAGACAATACACAGCTCAGAGGTAAAAGACGGTTACTTCTTCGACTTGTACAACAATGGTATTGAACATGGAGAGTTGACAATGTTTTACGAGACTAGATGGTGTCCAAACCTTGACGACTTAGCACTACTCTGTAAAGAATACGGAGTGGATGCAGAGACTGAATTCAATGAGCCTGGATGCCAAGTGTACGGTACTGCAAATGTATACTCAGATGGTACATATGTAGATGAGTATGTGGAGCAGGAATTTTTAGACTCTATAGAATGGGATGAAGACACTTGCCTCTACACCTACGATGGAGAACAATACGAGTCAATGGGAGATATAATTGCTTATCATTTTAAAACTTGGAAAGAAAAAAACCTATGACGTACAAATTTATGGATAGGGTTAAGGTATCTTACAATGGAGAGGTAGTTGAGTGCCTCTTCATTGGATACTACAGAATGTATTCACTGCATCAAAGATGTTTGTTGCACTGCCCTTCAAAACGAGAAACATTTTTTTACTCACTTAAAAACATAATCGAATGATGTTCTACTTATTATTATTGGTTGGCATAGTCAGACCACAAGATCCAGGATTGTATGCATTCTTCACTCCCGATGGAAAGGTATTTGAGTATGCATACAGAGAAGAAATAATGGATGCTATCCGTACCGGAGAATTCAAATACAATGAGGACTTACATTTTTCTAACAATTAAAATCTATAAAAATGAGAACTACAGAGCAAAATTCAGTATTGCCAATTGACAAGGCTATACAGCTTATTAAAAAATACAATGGCATCGAAGGTGCTGACAGATTTTTAAGTGATTTACTTTTTATCTTGGTTTTCGACACTCAAAGTGTATCTTCAGTTAATGACTTGATTGACTACTACACATTGGTACAGCAAGAGATTCGAAAGATTCAATATTGGAATGGTATCTTGAACATGGAAGATGACAGCCTCGGACAAGAGCCAATAGAGTATACTGAGGAGCAAAAGCTTGAGATGTTGTACGATGAGCAAAAAAGACAGCAACAGCTAGACTAATGACATCGGGGTGCAGCATCCGTACAACTGCGATATTATTAACAATTAAATACTATAGCATTATGAAAACTATTATTTTAAGTTCAGAAGAAGATGTAAATAAGGTATATGATTTGATTTGGGAGATTGCAAATAACTTATCATACAATGATAAGGACGATGCAGAAAGCATAGATGATTGTCTTGAATTTATTAAAACAATAAGTCTGAGCCATGAAAAAATATAAGAGAGCAATAAAACTTAGAGAATTTCTCACTATCTACGAGAGCAGAGAAAGCGATGTGGTCAAAGTAAATATGCCTCTGATGGAATTAAAAAACCACGAACACCATCAGAGGTTTTTGAACCTCGTTAAAAAGTTCAGACATGGCGAGATTTTTAAAGCCTACTATACTAGGCATGGGAATATTAAATACATTTTAATTAACAAACAAAATCAAGTAAGAATCGTATGAGAGTAGAATTAAATGGAAAGAAATTAGACATCGATGGGTGGTACTATGCCGGATTTATATCTAGAGACAGACTAGAACCCGATGAGTCAGAAGAGTTTATCATTGACCATATCACGCTGCTTGAGGCATTCGATGGTGTTGATGATGACATCTATCAAGAGATGGACTATGACCAACAGCTTGAGTTCCTGGGCGTGACTGATGAGGAGCTAAGTAACTATGTATTGAATTGGCATCTTGGTATGCTAGAGGACTATAATTTTTAATCTTTAAAACAAATCATTATGAAATCAGCAGTTGAATTTTTGTTCAGAAAGTACATGGACAACAAACACAAATTAACCTTGGCTGACTTTGTCAAGGCTACAGAGATGGAAGAAAAAATTATTGACAAGCTAATTAAAAAAATCAAGAGCAATGAGAAACAAGACTGATATCATCTTTGCAGTGTTCCTGCTGCTACTCGCTATCTATTACATTATGGTATTCTTTAACAATTAAATATTTTATTATGAAAACTTATAAAGCATGGGCTAGAACAGCAAATTCAAATGACAAATTTTGCACACATGAGGTTAAAGCAAGATCCTTAAAGGATGCTAAACAAATTCTTTTTGAAAGTGGCAAAGAAATTGAAAAAGGTACAAAAATTTATAAACATTCTTAAACATAACATAATGAGACATCTAATAAATTTCACTTGCATTGCAATGTATGCTGTCGTAACATTTTTTACAGCTAATTTTATAATCAATTCATTCTCAAATGCTGACTCATTAGTCAGCATTATTGAGACAATACTCACTACAATAATAATACTATTAGTGACATTATTAGCAGGATATTTTTGTGTTAAAATAATTACAGAAACAGATACAATGTAATAAAATTTTGCTACCTTTGTGGCACATCATTTAATAAAATATAATACAATGAAAAAGAAAATTTTTTTAGACTACCTTGATGCTGTGTGCAGCGTCTATGGTGTAGCAAAGGAGGACGTGCTGTCCAACAACAAAAAGAAGGAGTTTACTGAGGCTAGACAATGCTTGTACTACCTATGCCGAATGAGACCTATGAGAATTACTGACATCCAAAAGTATATCGGGGAGGTTAGCGAATATGTACCAAACCATGTTCCAATCATTCGTGGTGTAAATAGAATCAAACAGCTCCTTGAGGAGGACAGAGACGTAGCTGTTATCCTGGATAGAATTAAGAACAAAGTATTTATCTAATCAAATCAAATCAAATCAATTATGACAAAGCAAGCCAACAGCGTTTTCGCTACGCTATCAGCGATCAATCTCAATGACAAGGTTGAGAAGAAATCTAACCTGACCTACCTCTCATGGACCTATGCATGGTCTGAGGTAAAGAAACACTACCCTGATGCCAACTATGAGGTGGTCTTCTTCGATGGCTATCCATATGTCTATGACCCGACCACTGGGTACATGGTGTTTACCAAGGTGACAATTGAGGGACAGACCCACATGATGTGGCTACCTGTCATGGATGGTGCAAATAAAGCTATGAAGATAACCGACTACACCTATTCGACTAGGTATGGTGATAAGACGGTTGAGGCAGCGACAATGTTTGACATCAACAAAACCATTATGCGCTGCTTGGTTAAGAACCTAGCTATGTTTGGTCTTGGCATCTACATCTATGCCGGTGAGGATTTGCCTGAGGGTGAGACTGCTGCTCCTATTACATCTAAGCCTAAGGCTGAGACAAAGACTACTGACACGAGTCTACTGCCATTAGAGAAGGGAGATGGTAATTGGGCGAAGGTATCAGCCTATGTGAGCGACAACAAAGCCTCAGGCATTGAGGCTATTCTTCAACAACTAGGTCGTAAGTACAGCGTATCTGCTGCTACTAAGAAGGAGCTAGTAAAAATCATCAACAATGGATAAGATACTAGAGCTACTGCAAAACGATAAGGAGTACTATAGTGGGGTTGGACGGAACTATCTGTCCAACTCCGACATAGGAGCTTTGTTGGGAAACCCACAAGAGTTTGGTAAACCTAGACCTGACAACAAGTCATTTGCTGAGGGTAGGTATTTCCATCAACTGATATTAGAGCCTGAGAAGGCAGCAGAGACATTGTTTGTTGACGTGTCGACACGTACTACCAAGGAGTATAAGAACTTCTGCGAGACAGCCAATGTGGAGTATGCTATATTATGGAAGGAAATGAAAGAGATACAGAACCTAGTGGCTACAATGAAAAAGAATATCACGTTTTACGACATGATTTATGCCGAGGGTAATCAGTTTGAGGTGGCTGCATTTGCTGAGATCCAGGGTGAGATGTGGAAAGGGAAGGCTGATATCGTAGGCAATGATAGTTTGATAGACCTAAAGACCACGAGCGACATCAACAAGTTCAAATGGTCTGCAAAGTCTTACAACTATGACAGCCAGTGTTATATCTACCAAGAGCTTTTTGGTAAGCCATTGGTATTCCTCGTGATCGACAAGGTCACATCACAGCTAGGCATCTTCAGACCATCCTATGACTTTGTCAAGGGTGGTGAGGCTAAGGTAGCTAAGGCTATCGAGGTGTACCGCAAATATTTCGGGGAGAACCCACAAGACGATATTGTTAATTATTTTATAAATGAGACACTACTATGAGAAATTTAATTTTTTTATTATTTTTGAGCCTCGGCTCATATGCTCAGGACTGCAATTATGCCATCAACAAAAATGGCATATTGCAAACAAAGAGCGAGGCACTTGCATTCAATAAAGACCTATCAGGAATCATGGCGGTAGCCAATCGTGAGGGTGAGTTAAGATACCTTGAGCTGTCTATGTTTCTACCGAAAAAGTTCTCATTTGAAGAGGGAAATGAAATACAGATAGAGTTAAAAGATGGTCGCATTGCAGATGGTGTTTTCTTGGAAGGTGGCAATGCAATTTACTCTGATGCTGTAGGATATTTCTTTATAAAAATTAGAGTGGAATTCTCCTATGACTGTTTAAATATGTTGGCTATGGTTCCAGTTAGCAAAGTAAAAATTCAAGCCAAGAAAAAGAACTTTGAGATGATGCCGGTCGGAGACTCAAGTAAGTTTATGGAGATAGTAAGATGTATTCTTTAAAAATTAAAATTTAATACAATGGAAGAGAAAATTTTTGCAAATGGATTTAGCTTTAAGCGGAATGAGAACGCTCCTGACTTTGTTGTTGGTCGCTTATCATTGAAGATTGATGAGGCTATTGAGTTCATCAAACAGAACCAAAAAAATGGTTGGATTAACCTAGACGTAAAAAAAGCCCGTACAGGCAACTTTTATATCGAGTTGGATACATACTCCCCAAAGCAGGGAGAAAGTCCAACAGAAGCCAAAAGAATGACAAATAAGACCACATCTCCTAAATCCTCAAACTTAGAGATGACTGGTGACGATGACGATGTTCCATTTTAGTTTTTGTGTTAATAGTGTTTCTCAGGGGAGTTAATAGCTCCCCTTTTTTTACCAACCGAAATAACGATTTTTAAATCTCTATATTCTCTCTATATAATTTTATTACTTTTTATTTTTTATTATATATACATATAGTAAAATCGACATTTTCGACATTTAATAAATAATATAATAATAATCAATAAGTTATAAAATTAATATTGACATTTTATTGACATTAAACATACATAAAACTATAAAATTATGTCGATTATAACTATTTTTCAAAATATAAAGGACACCGATACTCCATTCCACAGAGACGTAAAAGTAATTCTTGATAGGATAAGAGAGGGTGCGTCCAAAGAAATCGTCAAGCAAATAAGAGGCGAAAAGAACAAATCTGAGCGCAACGAGATCAAAAAATTACTGCCAGCCATATGCTTCTCCGGTACATTTAAGAAGCGAGCTGACAATGCACTACTTGAGCATAGTGGTCTCATATGCCTAGACTTTGATGGCTATGAGAAACAGAAGGAGCTACTGCATGACAAGGAGACCTTGAGTAAAAACAAATACGTCTTCTCAGTATTTATATCACCATCAGGTAATGGTCTTAAAGTATTGGTAAAGATTCCTTCTGACCCTGACAATCATGCTCACTATTTCAACTCCTTAGAGAAGTATTTCAACTCAAAGTATTTTGATAAGACATCTAAGAACATCAGCCGAGTATGCTACGAGTCATACGACCCACTTATCTATGTCAATGACAAGTCATCAGTATGGGACATCATCGAGGAGCCAGAGTACAGCGAGGTGGTTAAGTATAAGGACAAGCCAACCATACCTATCACAGATGAGAACAAGATTGTTGACATTCTAGTCAAATGGTGGACGAAAAAGTACCCAATGCTTGAGGGTCAGCGCAATCACAACACCTACATATTAGCGATGGCATTGAACGACTTTGGTGTTAATAAGAGCCTAGCCTCATACGTACTTAACCAATACGCTACCGCTGACTTCAGCATAAGGGAGATAGCCCAGGTGATTGACTCAGCATATAAGAACGTAGCCAACTTTGGCAGTAAGTACTACGAGGATGAGGAGCAGGTGAACACCATTAGAGCCAAGGTCAGGAGGGGTGTACCAAAAAAGGAGATACGCTATCAAATGCTTCAAGACTCCAACATTGATGGCGATGTAATTGACGCTGTCCTTGACAAGATTGAGGAGGAGAACTCAAAGATATCTTTTTGGACTAAGAACGATAAGGGGTCAATAAAGATAGACCATCTATTATTTAAAAACTTCTTAGAGGATAGTGGCTTCTATAAATACTTTCCGGAGGGTAGTAAGAACTACATATTTATAAAGGTTACTAATAATCTGATTGACCACACCTCTGAGAAGGAGATAAAGGATTTTGTTCTGACATACCTACTAGATATGGATGACGTGTCAGTGTACAACTATTTTGCTGACCAAACAAGATTCTTTAAGGAGGAGTTCCTATCCCTGCTCTCAACGATTGAGATATATTTCATTGAGGATACCAAGAGCAGCTCATATATCTATTACAAGAACTGCGCTGTAAAGATTACCAAGGATGAGATACGAACAATTGACTACTTGGATCTAGGTGGCTATGTATGGAAAGACCATGTCATTGACCGTAACTTTGTTATCTGTGGTGTAACTGAGCAGTGTGACTTTAGAACATTCATCCATAACATCAACTCCAAGGATAGATCACGCATCGCATCGATGGAGAGTACCATTGGATTTTTGATGCATGGCTATAAGAACTTATCGTTCTGCCCAGCTGTCATCTTTAATGACGAGGTGATAAGCGACAACCCTGAGGGTGGTACTGGTAAGGGTATTATCATCAACGCACTTGGTAAGATGAAAAAGGTAGTGACCATAGATGGGAAGCTGTTCGATTTTCAAAAGTCATTCGCCTATCAGTTGGTGTCTGCCGATACACAGATACTTGTATTTGATGACGTTAAGAAACACTTTGAGTTTGAGCGACTCTTCTCGATCATTACCGAGGGATTGACCCTAGAGAAGAAGAATAAGGACGCTATCAAGATACCACTTAGCAAGTCGCCAAAGATAGCCATCACTACCAACTATGCCATCAAGGGTGCAGGCAACTCATTCGAGAGACGTAAGTGGGAGCTAGAGCTACACCAATACTACAGCAAGTCATTCACTCCACTCGATGAGTTTGGCAAGCTTATGTTCGGGGATTGGGACGATGTGGACTGGTGCGAGTTTGACAACTACATGATACGCTGTTTGCAGAACTACTTAGATACTGGTCTAGTTAAGACTACCCATGTCAATCTAAATGTACGCAAGCTCTCTGCTGAGACCTGCCATGAGTTTATTGAGTGGTGCGGACTGTTAAAAGACTCCGAGAACAATAACAATGTGGTTACTGGTAAGAGGTTATACAAAAACGAGCTGTACTATAGGTTCGTTGAGGAGTACCCCGACTATGGACCTAAGAGTAAGATGACAATAAGCAGGACAAAGTTCTACAAATGGCTTGTCGCTTATGCACTCTTCAAGGAGGGTGTGGTGCCTGAGGAGGGACGTGACCAACTAGGCAGATGGATTATTTTAAAAACTAAAGACACAATTGATATCTAATATGGCAAAAGTACTAATTAACAAGATATATTGATAACGAATTTAAAAACGATGAGATATGACAACAGTAGGCTCAGACTTCAGCGGTGTTGGTGCATTTAACCAAGCCTTAAAACGATTAGGTATTGAATATGATGAAATATTTGCTTGCGATATGGATAAATACGCCCGGCAAACTTTTATTCACAACTATGGCGAACCTAAATATTACCCGACCAATGTTTACGAACGTGAAATACCAACAGAATCATTAGATATTTATATGACATCACCGCCTTGCCAAGCTTTCAGTTTAGCCGGGAAGCGATTAGGCAAAAATGACAAAAGAGGGATTTTATTTTTTAATAGTTTGGAATTTATAGAAAAAAATAAACCTCGTTTTTTTATTTTTGAAAATGTCAAAGGGCTGTTATCTGATGATGGCGGTAAAACATTTAGCGAATGGGTTAATTTTTTAGGCGGCAAATCTGTCAACGGTTCACCTGTTTTGTTCCCTTATGCCGATTCAGTTTCTTATCATTTATATTGGAAAGTGTTAAACGCAAAGCATCACGGAGTTCCACAAAATCGTGAACGTGTTTTTTTGATTGGAATAAGAGATGACAAAGATAATAATTTTAGTTTCCCAACTGAAGAACATTTGACAAAGCGGTTAAAAGATGTACTTGAAAGCGAGGTAGATGAAAAGTATTACATTGACAATTTATCTAATATTAGAAGGCTTTCTGAGACATTAGAAAAATATGAATTACCTAATGATATTAGAATGATAGATAGTTATAATAAAAGCATTCATGAGGATTCTATATGTATAAGTACGAGAGTAAATGCAAGTTCTTGTACTCATTTGTGGGATACTAAATTAATCCGCCGCCTTACTCCCCGTGAATGTTTTCGACTTATGGATTTTCCTGATACATTTACTTGGCTTGTTTCAGATTCACAAGCCTACAAACAAGCTGGTAATTCAATAGTAGTTAATGTACTTTATAAAATATTAAAAAACTTAAATTTATGACAACAGATGCTGAAAAACTTCTCGAAGACTTAAAACAGGAAGCGATTAAAATGGATGCTTGGTTTAAAGATGATACTAAGCGCGATCAAAGTCAAAGACAAAGCAAGAAAGACAGACACTTCGTAGTAAAACATTTCCAGGAATGGCTAGAGCATTTGCTGAACAATGGGGTAATATTTTATAAAACTAAACACAACTAATATGGACATACTTGAAAAGCCTAGCTACGTCTCCAACAAGGAGATGCTTGAAAGATGCCTGCTACTTAAAAAGGTTCTCGATGCCAAGATTGAGAAGAAGATAAGTAGAGGCAGAACAATACAGACCATACAAGCAAATAAGTACGACATCAATACCCTGCACTACAAACGCATAGCAAATAGCTGCGAGTACTACAAACAGAAAGTTGACATGGAGACATCATCAGGCGTAACATTCAGAGACTACCAGCTTGATATCATCGAGCGAGGCACATCAATACTACAAGCTAGTGGGTTCTTGTACCTAACTATGGAAGTACGTACCGGTAAGACCCTAACATCTCTTGGCATAGCCAGGAACATTGACGCTAAGAATGTCCTATTCATTACCAAGAAGAAAGCCATCAGCTCAATACAGAACGACTACAATATGCTGTCCTGCTCCTTCGATATTCAGATAATAAACTATGAGAGCCTGCACCTCGTAGCTGACAATGAGCATTGGGATTTAATCATCTGCGATGAGGCTCATAGCATGGGCGCATTCCCGAAGCCATCCAACAGAGCTGTCGCTGTCAAAGACCTACTCAAGAAGTATAAGTCCAAAGTCATCCTGCTATCAGGCACACCGACCCCTGAGTCCTACTGCCAAATGTACCATCAGGTGTATGGCATCAAGGGTAATCCATTCTCTGAGTACAAAAACTTCTACCGATTCTGCGATGACTATGTCAATGTCAAAGAACGCAAGATAAATGGTCTATTCATTAAGGACTACTCAGATGGCAAGACCTCAATACTAGATGCAATGCGACCATACACCATCAACTATACTCAGGCGGAGGCAGGGTTCCTTAGTAAGGTAAATGAGACCATTTTAGAGGTAGAGTTACAGCCAAAGACCTACGAGATAATGCTAAAGCTCAAAAGAGATTTGGTTGTGCAAGGTAAAGGCGAGACAATACTTGCAGATACGCCAGTAAAATTATTGTCAAAAATACACCAACTTTGCTCAGGAACCATTAAATTTGAGAGTGGAAATTCAATGGTACTTGATACAAGCAAGGCAGAGTTTATTAAAGAGCATTTCAAGGGCAAGAAGATTGGCATCTTCTACAAGTTCAAAGAGGAACTTAAAGCCCTGAAGAAAGTCTTTGATGATAGTTTGACTACAGAGTTGGACGTGTTCAACGCAACCGACAAACACATTGCGCTGCAAATTGTTTCTGGGCGTGAGGGGATTTCCCTAAAAGCTGCCGACTGCTTAGTTTTCTATAACATTGACTTCAGTGCAACGAGCTATTGGCAGTCTAAGGATCGGATGACTACCAAAGACCGACTTGTCAATGACGTGTACTGGATATTCGCAGTTGGGGGTATAGAGCATGACGTATACAAAACAGTAACAGCAAAATTAGATTACACCGTTAACCACTTCAAAAAATTATTATTATGAGAAATAAATTAGCAGGTAAGCATCCCTCATATGACAAGCTTGGTATGTCAGAGGAACGTAAGAAAAAGAAGCTCGCTTATGACAAGGCATATCAGAAGTCAGAGGAGCGCAAAGACTATAGAGTTGAGCTTAACCGAAAGAATCGGGAAGCAGGAACCTATGGTAATGGTGATGGCAAAGACATGAGCCATACAAAGTCAGGTAAGCTTGTCTCTGAGTCGAAGTCAACGAACAGAGCAAGAAATGGTCACAATAAAAAATCAACAAAAAAATGATACCATGCATATGTATTGACGACAAGGCTCGTCCGGCAGATTTTCCTCTTAGCAAGTGGTTAGAAGAGGGGAAGGAATATAATATTGTAGCAGCAGCTGTGATCCTACCACAAGGTATACTCGGATTCCAAGTTAATGAGATACAGATGGATGCCGATTGCTACCCATACAAATATTTCTCTTCACATAGATTTATTTTTGATAATAAATATAAAAAGGCTATTTTTGAGATGGTAATGGGCGATCGTGATTACTCTGAGGTAGACCCAGCGATTATGACCGATGTAAGCCTTGTTAGCTTCGTATCATGAAAGAGCAACAGATACAATCAAAGAAAATTAAAGAGCTAGAGACTCAGGGCTACTACGTCATAAAGCTTATCAATACCAATAAGAATGGCATCCCTGACCTTATAGCCATACCTCCTAACTCAGATGTCTTATTCATTGAGGTCAAGCGACCTGATGGAAAGGTAACAAAGCTCCAGGAGTTCAGACACAAAGAGCTAGAGGAGAAAGGTATTAAAGTGGAAATATTTAGAGGATAAATTTAATTAAATCAAATCAATTATGAATCAAGACAACAAAAGGTTAGCTGACCTATGGCTACTCATCAGCGCACTCAACACAGTACGCTACGCAATTGCTGAAATCAATCCTGACACCATGCAGTCGCATACCAAGATGCAATTCAAAAATCTCAGGAGCAATATTGAGAACTTCCTAGTATCAGCGCAGACTAAGATGCAGACCAAGGAGCGACAAACGCTAGCATCTATGAACTTCGAAAATGTAGCCATCATGGCTGAAACGCTGTCACTACTAGCGCACGTTCCAATCAACAAACAAGAGGAATTTCTAAGCAAAGTAAATAACTTAGTCTTTGAAGTTATAAAAGATGGAGAATGAAGAACTAAGGCGTGAGAGAAGAGCCATTGACTGCTTCGTTAATATGTTCAGTGGCTCTTATCAAAAGCTCGATCCAAATGATATAGACTACAAGGTCTTCGACTCTGAGAATAAGCTTATTGCTTATGCAGAGGTAAGCTCTAGGATAAAGACCATTAGAGATGCATACCCTCTGTCAGTATCAGCAAAAAAGTTACTAAAGCTCTCAGATAAGCGACTCAATCCGGTACTGATATGGTCCTGCGAGGATGGTATCATTTATTCAAAGGTCAAGGGATTGTCAGGAGAGATAGTATGGGAGGATGAGGACTTTGTGGTTTATTTTGATAAGCAAAAGACAATGAAATATATTCGATTCACCTAAACCAATTTAATTATGAAACGTAAAAAATTAACAGACGATGAGATACTAACTGAGATATACAGAAGGGTATACGCAGTTAGTGAGCCACCTGCCGACTTTGATCACCTGATGGCTACAGCAGAGATAAATGACCTCGGACAGAAGGTCATCAAGTTTTTGGAATATGAATGCGATGACGAGGTAATGAAGAAGATCTGCGAGGATACATTGGATGAGTTTAAAGTAAAGGGCTACAAGCGAAAGCAATTCTTCTATTCCTTTTGGCTCGGTTGTTCACCTAAATCAAAAAAACAAACTCAATGAACAACTTAAAGACTAAATACAAAGCCCCTCGTATAAGGGGCTTTTTTATTACCTTCCGTATCTCTCCTGTCTCTGTCTTATTTTCTCCTGCACCTCCCTTCTCTTTCTGAGCATCTCTCGCTTAGCTTCTTCCCTTTTCTCCATCGCTCTCTCTCTTCTCTTCTCAGGAGTATTCTGCTCTCTAAAGTATTTAGTGCCTGGGCCATAATTCTTTCTCCACTCTTTTGGATATAGCTCTTTGAATTTCTTTTCGCTCAATCCTCTGAATGGCTTGTCCTTATTCTTCTCCTCTTCTTCCAATCTCTCACTCTCTCTGTACTTATATAACTTACCTCCAGGTGCAGAGTACTCGTCAAACTTATAAGGTTCTTTTTCTTCAAACTCTTTCAAAGTCTCATACCCACCATAAGCTTCTTCCTTCATAGCTTTCCTCTCGGCTTTATATTTCTTTACCTCTGACTTATCTCTACCTGTTTCTTGGTACTCTTTGAGTTGAGGTCCAGTCATCGCATCTTTCTTAGCACTCTTTACTATGGTGTTCATAACATTATTAGTCTCAGGACTAAAAGGATTTATACCAAGGGTAGTGGTAATACCCAAAGCTATGTACAATGGATTAGATAGCAATTCTCTATCTTTCTCCATTATAGTCTTCTTATTGTTATAGTTATCAGTAAATTCACCAGTAATACCTAGTCTTATATTCTCGTAAAGTTTTGTTGCTTTGTCAGCAGCAATACCAAGTATCCCTAAGTCACTTATAAATGATTCAAATACAGTTTTGCCTTGATCTGTAAATATATTATATCTATCTTCTTCCTCTGTGCCAATAAATTCTTGTACTTTATCCAATACAGCACTAAATCCAGATCTCGCAACTATATCTGCAAATGGTGCAGGGGATAAAACGTCAGTAGTAACTGATGTAGCAGCGCCCTTCACCATATTGTCCCATTTCTTTTTCTTCTCTTCCTCATCGTCCTCTTCCCCTCGTATAAACTGAGCTATACTATAAAATACATAGTATCCAATATAGAGTTTAAGCATTCTAAAAGTAGCCATCTCAGCAGCAAAACCACCGAGAGATCTAGCAGCTATTCTCTTATCCTCATTTGATGCAGTCTTACTCGACAATACTGCTAAGTCATTTGAGAAACGAGTTGTTTGGTTCATCCTAAAAGTAGAAAGAGGCATAGCAATTTTTGTTATAAACTGTTTTAGCGGATTGTCCGACTGGTACATCTTTCCGGCTAAGTCTTTGTCAGATATATTCTGCTGCCTATCAACCATATCCTGTGCATATTGTGCAGCTTCTTTATTCATCTCATGATTACTATAATCAATGCCTTGTTTCGGATATTCTTTTTGTTTTTTAAGATACTGTTCATAATACCCAATCCAAGAAGCTCTAGCTATCATTACGTCAAAATTTGATAAGTATATCTTTAGATATTTCCTATTAAGATTTTCGATATATCTAGCTACCTTCTCAGTTTTTGCAGTTGCTACTGCCTCAAGTTTTTGATTCAATGTCTCAAGTTCAGTTGTTGCTTCAACACCTCTATTAGCTATCGCCATTCCTGAATTGTTTATAAAATCATTAATAACTTTATTGTGTAAGTTACTAAGTTTTAAATTTCCTCCTGCATTGATAAGTGTATTTACAGCAACTGGAACAGTTTGTGATATCGCTTGAGTAGGACCAGCTAATACAAGTGCTGTACCAAGACCAGCTATCCTATCAAGCTTTCTTGTTACATCTCTAAATACTTTTTCAGTTACAATCCTCTTATTTCTTATATTTCTTATAAGTGTTGCTATGCGATCCTTTATCAAGCTTGCATCCTTGCCACTAGGTATTATGTTCTCAAACTCAGCAGATTTTGTAAATGCCTGTATCTGTCTAATGTCTGCCGCAGTTTTAATGTCAATAAGAGCCTCCAATAAAGCATTTGCATTGTTGGTATCAAAGGATAAGTTAACGTACATATTTGCTTTACCACTCGAATCAAATAAAGTTGTTGGTGGTGTTGACTTCATTAAGGAGCCAGCTTCTTTTTTGTAGAAGTTCTCAGTATTGCTATTAGAAAAGAATAACGACTCGGTTCCGTCAGTATCCTTCTTTACTTTGTCAGCTCTTTCCAAGAAACCAAATCTATCCGGTACATAGTTAACATTTTTGTCAAGTACCTTATTGTAAACGCTCAATGCAACGTCAGCAAATTGGTCGTATAGTTTTGCCCATTCGTCAACCCAAAACTGTACAGCATCCACATTGATAGGGTCAGCCTTTGCTTTTACTTCTGCAATATTATTTGCGTCTCTTGCTATTTTGTCATAGACCTCTTTTATAACTTTAGCTGCTTCTGTTTCTTTTTTAGTGCCGCCTTTATTTAATACCTCAATAGACTCCTCGATGAGTTTCTTTCTTCTATTAAATTCTGCTGCTACTTGCTTCTCATCACCAACAATTGTCTTTGCCAAGTCACCTATAATACCTCTCTCTATGATATTGTACATATCTTGGAAAGATTTATTGTTTGGCTTCATCTTTGTGAATTGTAAGACATATTTATTTATAACTCTATTCGTAGCATCTAAAGCCTCTGCCTTGTGGTTTATCAAAGAGTTTATGCCCATCTTCTCACGAACATACTGACCTGCTTTAAAACCTTTGAATAACCTTTCAAAGAATAACGGTACAGACGCAAACTGCTCAAAGAATAATCTACCAATTGCTGGGCTAAAATACATCTTTATTTCCTTTGACCTTACGCCCTTATTATCTACCTCTTTTACATTTTTAACACCATTATATGCCGCAAGCACATTACCCATTCCGGCAATTGACTTATTGACAATAAAGTTATTAAGTGCATCTGCTGCTCGTAGTGCTTCCTTTGCATCTAATAGACTTAGGTCCATAGCCATAAACTCCTCAACAATCTTCTTGTCTGACTCCTTGAACTCAACTGTCGTTGGATTGTCAGGGTCAGAGAATGGATCGATGCCTGTCTTAAACATATCATTGATGATTGTAGAGTAGGTGTTGAACATTTTGTCAATGAAGCCACGGATAATACCTTCCTTGTATTTGTCAACTTTTTCATCTTCAGATAGGTTTAACAGCTCCATCATTTGGTTGTATGTCAGATCAGACGCATCAACGCCCATAAGTTCTTGCAACCTTTCTGCTGTATTTTTTCTAATGGTTTCTGCCTGAGCTTCCATCATTTTATTAACATACTCCATTGTCTTGCCTACGTCAACCATATCAGCAGGGATGACATTCTCGCCAACTATCTTTGACCCTTGTACACCTTCTTTGACCTTTGATGCCATCTCAATATACTCATCAATATTCTCAACCATTGCCGGATCAATTTTAGCAAATTCAGCAGCGAATGGAGTGAGGTTGCCAAACTTTTTTGTATTTTTTGATAGCTTCTTTATATCTGACTGCAAGTCATTTGCTTTGTTTAGCTTATCAGCATATTCAGCATCATTGAATACCTTCTCGGCATAGGTTAGTAATCTCTCAACCATGATAGGGTTGTCAAGATTGGTATTGTTTACTTTGTTAATTAGTACAGCAGCCTGACGTGTTGTTATCTTTCCTTTCTTAACCATGTCCTTGATAGCAGCAGCAAGTATCTTACGCTTGGTATTCAAGTCTGCTTTAGCTTCTCTTGCCGCTCTAGCCTCAAGTCTTATTTGGTCTTTGAGCGCAGTCATCTCATTGACTGTTACTTTCTTAGGCTTAGGCTTGCCTACAATCTTCTCCTTTGATATTGGTTTCTTCTCTGCCTTAGGTTTAATCTTTAGTAAAGCGTCTGCTTGGCTCTCAGTAAGACCTTGTTTCATTAAGTATATCTTAATGCCAGCATCTGAGATTTTATCTCTCGGATCAATAGGATTTCTTGCCATTTCTATGGCACCTGAGTACATACGATTAAGAACTTTAGCTTCGTATCTTTCTTTGTTTATGGCTTTATACTTTTCTTTTATCTCTGCGTATCCTTTTGCTAGAGCATCTCTTAATACTTTTGCTTGGTCTGCCAGTCCTTTACCTGCATCAATAGCTTTTGCTACCGTGTCCATTGCTGCGTTCCATATTGCAATAGGTACACCAAGGATATTACTCTGCAATCCACTAGGACCTTTTATCTTTAAGCTTCTGACAGCATCTGATAGCTTTTTGGTTGGAGCTATTTGCTCTTGTGTAGCTCCTTCTGTTGTTTCTGTAACCACCTCAGTTACCGGAGCATTTATCTCATTTAAACTTATTCCTGAGAAGTCAGCTTGAGGATTAGCCTTGAAAGTATTCTTATCTACAGATACCTCAACAACTTGAGTTAGCTTTTCTAGTAGTGCCTTCTGTATGTCTGCCTCATTGACATTGTCTGACTTATTTACAGTAACACTTACTTGAACACTTGCCCCTCTGTTAACAGCATCTGTCAATCTTTTAAACTCATTGTCAAAAGCAACTTCATTAGTGTTTGCATAGTAAGTTACTTTATCACCTTGGTCAACTGAGTAGTATCTACCTATTAGTCTTGTCTTATCAGTCGGATTAGTAAGCTCGCTTACTTCTTGTTTGCTCCTATTATCTTGAGCCTCATTGCCACCTTCCTCAACATTATAGTTTTGAGATTTCCAAACTCTAAACCCTCCTCTACCTATTCCACCTATCCCTGATATAACAAAGTTTAATACCTTAGCAGCTTTTGACTTTGCTTTTGGAGTGGTCTCAGTTACAGGAGCAATCTCAGTAACAGGAGCCACCTCAGTAGGAGGAGCTTGTTCAGTTGGAGTCTCAGTTACCGGAGCTGTCTCAGTCACAGGAGCTGCCTCAACCTTTGGTGCCCCCATCTTAGCTAACATCATTTGCTCTAGCTTGTCAGCCTCTTGCTCAGGTGTTAGTGCTTCAGTTACAGGTTCAGTTACAGTCTCAGTTACAGGTTGCTGTGATGATAGTTCTTTCTGATTAAGAGCGTCAAGTTCAGCCTTCACGTCAGCCTTTGGCATGACCGTTTCACCAACAGTTATGTTCTTGCGTCTCTTGTCAGCCTTAGCCAATGCGTCAGTCAGCTCCTGCTGTCTTGCTCTGTCCTGCTCAGTAAATGTCTCTACCGGCTCTACAGGTGCAGCTTCAGCGACAGGAGTTACCTCAGTCTCAGCTGCTACTTGTGAAATAATGCGCTGAACTTTTTCAATAATATCATTCTGATTAGGTGTACGTTGATCCTCAGGAGTAGCCATCGCATCGTCATATAATTTCGCTGCAATCTGCTCATTGTCGTTAACTACCACGTCATTGCCATTAGAATCGGTAATAATTACTCCTCCCTTGATATTAAGAGGAGCTGATGTGATGATATCTGTAGTAGTTTTTTGCGCAGTCTCTTGCCCTTCCTTGGCTGCTATCTCAATCTGAGCGCCTAAACCTTCAGGTGTAGCTTGCTCTTTTTGAAGTAATGCGTCAAGCTCAGCCTGAGCGCCTGCTTTATCCTCATAAGCATCATTAACTTTAATAAGAGGTGTTGGTTCACCCTCTGTAAAGCTTTCTAATTCTGAGGGGTTCTCGAATGCTGCTAAGAGTTCTTCTTTCCTTTGGCTTTCTTCGGGGCTGAGGACACCTTGTTGGGGAGCTGCTTCAGATCCTGCTTCGGGTTCTCCTTCGACCATCTCTTGGCCAACTCTGGCTTCTGGCTGTACAGATACTTCACCTGTTGTTTGCTTTTGAATGGCATCTAATTTCTCGTTTAATGTCTGAGATACTTGATTGTCATTCTTAACGCCAATGTTTAATTTTGCAAGTCTCTCAGGAGTGAATGAATCGATTTTGTCTAAAAACTGTTGTTTGGTATATCTTTTACCATTTATCATGTACTCTCCTACCTCCTTAGTTTCAATACCTGAAATCTTAGTCAGGTCAACCTGGTTCTCTGTTGGTAAAATAGCTTTACTTTTACCCATAGCAGATAACTCCTCATTGATAGCTTTAACATCATCACTATATACCTCTTGTTTCTCCTTTGATGATGTAAGCTCTTTTTTGGCTGCTAATAATTCCATAGTTCTAGCAGTAACATTACTATTTGCTGAGCCACCTCCTACTGACATTAAACCTTTAGCCTCTCTTCTAAGACCTACATTCTCTTGTATCTTCTGATTTACATCCTCGTCAATCTTTCCAAGGCGTTGCATATTATTTGCCCAATTTGAAATTCGCTCGTCAGATACTCTCTCTGATGCTATATTTTTATAGTCAGTTAAATTATATGCAAGATTAATGTCAGTGTTTTTCTTTATTGCAGAGTATGCATTTATTACATGGTTTGGAGTATTTGAACCCATACCGCCAAGCCCCTCAAGTGCTACCTCATTAAAGTCAATTTCTTTTCTACCTGTGCCAAATAATATCTCATTGCCTTGCGCTACAAGCTCACCTGCCATCTCAGCACTTGGATCTATTATTCCATGCTCAATAGTCCCACGAGCGATTTTAGATGTAGCAGATGCTAATTTACTTGCAGGCTTTATTATTTTACCTGCAAGTCCTGCTGTTATATAGTCAATCGTAGCAATTGGTATACCTCTAGCAGCGCCAACAGCAGCAGCTTCATTCCATACATTTTGATCCATCAATGCCTTCTCTAATGACTTAGGGTCAGTAGCTTTGTAACCTTTATTTTTTACAGCCTCCATTAGAGCATTTGTATATTCTGTTATATATCCGGTTATGGCCTGCCCTGATCTGAACCCCATCCCTGCACCTGTAGCTGCTCCACCAAGAACAGTAGCTGGTGCTAAAGGACCACCTACGAGCCCTGCTGCCGCTCCTGTCCCTGCTCCTGCTGCGGTTGTAACAGGAATTATCTTAGCTCCATAAGGGAGCATTTGTGATACTGATTGAGCAACAGCTACAGCCATAGCTTCAAATGGATCATCTAATACAACATCCCACCAATCTCTATATGTCTTTGCTTCAGACATTCTAGTCATAACCCTACTTTGGGTGCCACTCATGCTAGCTAATTTCTCAGAGATGTATTTTGCTGCATTCCTAGGGTCACTATATCCTGAATATGATGTATATCCAGGAAGAGTCATTGCCAATAATTGGTCTCCAATCATACCATTTGTAAGACCATCATTCAAAGAATTCCATGTTGCTATAATATTATCAGTAAGCTCGCTATTTATCTCTTTGTTTGTTTTAGCATCAAAATATGTTTTTGCCTCGTCAAATTTCATAACAGCAGTTTGAGCTAACTGATTTGCATCTACATATTTTTGAACTAGATTTTTATAAGCCTCTTTATCTGTTATCTTGCTTTCAGGGATTTTCATTAACTCCTCAATAGGCATATTAAATCTGCTTATTGCCTCAGCCTTTACAATATCAAGGTCTGACTTTGCTTCTCTAAATATTTTAGTTGCTTCAGCAGCTGTTTTATTCTCTATCTTAGCCAAGTGAGCATCAAAATCCATTCTTGTTTTCTCGTATGTTTTATCTTGAGTTGAGAATGTCATATCTTTTACTAGTGGCCTAAGTTGCTCACGTTCTTTTTTAAGTTCTGCTAATGTATTTTCTACATCAAGTCTTTTTTTGCCATTTATAAATACAGTTGGATTGCTATAAACTTTTTCTTTTTCAGCTGCTGATAATTTTCCGCCTTCAAAAAAGTTTATAATGTCATCTATTTCGTTGTATCTATTTATTCTTCTTTTGTCTGTTACATAATCTAATCCTTTTTGCTTATAAAAAAGGTCTCCTTCTAGATCTACTTTTGACATATCCTTCCAAGATCCTGCTGCAAAATCCTCAGCTTCTTTGTCAGTTTTAAATGTAAAAATCTCGCCTCTTTTTTGGGCTTCTTTCAATGCTTCTTCAAATGGCAATTCAACCCAATCATCTTTGAATGGAGTTACGAATAATGGATTTTTTGGGAATAAAGTTGGAATTACTTTATTGTCGAAAGATAAAAATTTAACAGTTGACATGGTTCCATCGTCATTTATCCTGGCACCATTCCTCATGTTTTTAGCTCGTAATGCTTTATTTAGGAAATCTTCTTCCTCAGACATCCTATTATTTTGACTGATAAAGTCTCTTAGCTTTTTAGCTTCTTGTACTTTGTCTGCATCTGAGTCTACTGACAAGTCTATATCTATAGATGCCTGTCCATTCTCAGATCTTGCTATAAGTTTATTTCCAAAAATTCCAGCCTTCTCAATAACTATACCATATGGTTGGAACTCTTTCTTTAGATCATCTATGTTGTTATAATCGTCAAATATTCTATTGTCAATAGAATTTAGCTTATTTATAAATTCAGGAGTTTTACTTCTAAATAATGCATCTGAGAGTTCTTTATTCCTTTTCTCTTGCTCTTGTAGTTCAAAAGCTTTTGTTTCTTTTAATATTTGCAATCGTTCTTCAGTATCTCTCGCTTTGCTTTCTTCTATTATAGCTACTGCTTCTTTACTTTCTTTAGTAGTCTTTGATGGAGTAGTTATATTTATGCCATAGTTTTTTGCTTCTGCAAGTTGCGTTGGTTCTGTGGCTCCCCAAGAATATCCTTCAGCAATTCTTGCATCTTGTGGGGCAACAGGTTTAGTTTTAACTTGTTCTTCCTTTGGCTGTAGGCTAAGTAAATACTTTTGTGCTTCGTCAAAAGTACTAGTCCCTGTAGGCTCCGATTCCGATATACCAAGCCCCGATAACCAAGAAGATTCCATATCTTCTTTTTTTTTAACAGGCTGCTGCTCTTGAGCCATTGGCTGTTGAGTGGGCTGTTTAGTAGGGGTAGTAGGAGCGGATACCAATGACTTAAAATCTTCAAAAGCTCCTAATGTACTTTCTCCGAATGCATTGTAGAAATCCTTTTGATAAGAAGGGTCTGACTTTATAAGATCTTTAAAATCTTCAAAAGCTCCAAATTTACCTTCTCCTCCTAGTTGATTATATAAATCGATTATATATTGTTCGTCCATGTTATTATTTGTTTATTATCCTCCTTGTTGTGGTTTTCTTTTTGTTGCATTAAGTCCTCCGCCTGCGCCTCCGCCTTGCCCTTGATTAAGTGCGTTTAATTCTTTTGTTAATGCACTTATTTCATTAGCTAATTCAATTCCTAAAAATGACATTCTATCAAAAGTACTCATATCATTAAATTGTTTTTGTTTTTCCTCTAATGCAGCATTAATTTCAGCAATTCTTCCACTATTTAATGTTTCTGGTGAATAATTAGGATTATACTTACCTCCCATTAATGTGCCTTCAAAATCTTTCAAATATTTAGTTAATATATCATTTCCATATATCCATCCACCAAAAGTTCTACCGAAATTCAAAACATCAACAGGGTTCCCATTGTCATCAGTTAAAGGAATTGGATTTGAAACTTTATCGTTTTTATATATTGTGGCAGTTACTTTTTTACCAGATTGATTTATGACGATATCTTGCACTCCACTTTGTGATATTAGTGCATTTCTAAGAGCTTCCTTGTCTGCACCCCCAGATTCCCAGAAATTGCGTATTATATTTCCAAATGATATTGCTGATTGTCTATTAAGACCTGCTTCAATTTCTGCCCCAGATGGACGTGATATAGGCTGATCTTGGGCTACGTCCGTATAAGTCTTGATTCCTATTTTCTTATCTAGCTTTGCTCTTAATTGGCTTCTTAGAAAATTCTCAGCCTCTGTTTTTTGTTCTGGGCTAGGGACAGGATTATACACTCCATTCCCATCTTTAGTGAATAATAGTTTACTTTGGTCTTTTTTTGCTTCCTCAGCGCTTTCAGTTATCTTCTTACCAATATCATTTGTTAATACAGAGGATAAGTTGTATTTATTTTCTAACCTAGAATCTATAAATGCTTTCTCCGCTACTTTAAATGATTCGCTTGTTGCTACTAATCTGTCAACTTCTTCTTTAGATAACCCAAGCTCTTTTGCTCTTGCAATTATTTCATCTTTTGTTATGTCAAATATTTCGGTAATTGAGCCAGCTTTCATCCTAGTTCCTAATTCTCTATATGAATTTAAGGATTCACCTAACCCCTCTACCCATTTTGTTAAATCTGGGTCATATTTATACCTGTCATACTTTGCATTAACAGCACCTTTTAGTTGGTTAACTGACATGATATTCTGAGAACCTGGTAATACTTTTCTAATTCCGTCTTTATCAGGTTCTCCTTTTAGCCCAAATGTCAATGAACCATTTGCATTGTAAAATGCTTGAAGGTTATTTAGCTTTCCATATTTCTCAAGTTCTTCGCCTGCATAAAGCTCAATATCTTGACTATCCTCTGCTTTCATCCTATCCTGCCTCTCCTTAAAAGATTGTTGTATTGTCCCTACGGTTTCATAGAACCCTTTGACATTGTCATTTTGATTTTGGACATAAGCAGCAAAGTCTTTTACTTGAAGCTTGCCTGACTTTAGCAGGTTATATTGTATCTTTAAATTCTCAGCAGAGTTATAGGCGAGGTCCATTGTTAATCCTGTAACTTCCTCATTCTCGCCTGTTGGCTGGTCATTTATGAACTCAAGGCCATCTTTATAAGCTTTGTCAATAGCAGCTTTTTTCTCGGTGCGTACACGGTCAATCTCATCGACAGTATTTGTTATTGTCCTGCCGACATCAGCCCAGTTTACATAACTGTCAGCTTCCCTTTCAACGTAACCAAAATATGACTTAGGTGGCATATGTTATCCTGTTTTTGTTTTGTTATCCTCTTTATCTGCAACTGCAATTTTATTCATTAGTGTCTTGAAATTCTCTAATACAGGTAGTAGGTTCTCTATATAGTGAGTCTTACTTTTGTTTATTGGCTTAATTCTTAAACCTTCTTTCTTTATTTTTTGCTCCGAAGCTTCTTCTGTTTTAAGCCCTTTAATTGTATTTGACTCTTCCTGTAGTCTCTCATTAGGCATACCAGTAGATATCATTAAAAATTGCTGTACATTATTTGGAAGTCTATCATAATTTTCTATTAGGAAATTAAAATGATTTTGATTTACATTTTTCCCTGGACCTAATTGTCCATTGTTAATTAAGAAAAGCTCAGTAGCTCTTTTTTTTGCAATAACTTCTGAATAATCTTTAAGGTATTTTTTATCTGTTTCGTCATAAGGTAGTTTATCAACTAAATTATTTTCGTCTATTATCTTTTGTGCATAAGGAGTAATGTTATAATATGACTGATTCTCCTTTTTGCTTTTTAAGTCTGTTATATGAGATGCGTGTTCAAGCTCTTCGGCACTAGTATAATATCCTTCTCTTTCATTTTTTAATGCTTTTTTTGATATCTCTATTTCTGTTGCATTCGGATATAACATATTTCCCTTCGCTACATATGCCTTCATTTTTCCTCTTTCGTCAGTACTAATATCTTTTAGTTCAACAGGAGTTGTAGTTACTCGTCCTACTCTATTTAAAGTTATACCTGATGCTGTTTTACTTTCTTCACCAGGTCTATATTCTTTGGTCTTATCTCCTGAATAGTCGCCAGTTGTATTGTATCCAATTCTTTTACTTTGCTCTACCTCGTTCCTTAATTTACTTTGATATCCTTCACTGCCATAGATGGCTAATAAGTCTTTTACTACATCTTGTTGATTTGCGTCAAATTTAGTAGATTTTTCTTTATTTGCTACTACTGAATTGTAATAAACATTGTTTGGAATTAAATTAAATGGATCTACCATCCTTTTTGTTTTCAACCAATCAGGTGCATTTTCAACAACTTTTACATCCTCAGTAATATATTCTCCTTGCAATTCTCCTGCGGCTGGTGCATTAGGTGGCAATGCTTCTCCGATACTACTTCTATATTTATTTTGAGGGTCAACGGATTTTGCTCTTAATAATCTAGCTATAAAATTTTTAGGTGGCTCTTGTGGAGGTGATACTTCTTTAACTACTGTTGTTTGTTCTTTAGGTGTTCTACCTACTAACAAGCCAAATACATTTATATCATTTCCGTATCCGCTGCTTTTTGCAGATTCATATAACTTATTAAACGCCTCATCATTTGTCTGAATAAGGGAGATAAAATTCTCCTTAGGGTTTTGATAACCTTGACCCTTAGCGTATTCATATAAATAATCTACAGCTTTCTGATTCATATTGTTTATTATTTACCAGGAACTATTTGTCCAAACAAGTCATATTGATTGACAAACTTTTTACCCTTGCCTATCATATATGACTCAAAGTCAGGATTAGTCATACCACCAACACCTAAGCCATACTTCTTGTCAATAGCTTGTTGGTATGTCATTGGCTTGCCATCAATCATATACTCAGCACCTAACTGTCCTGCAGCAGCTCTCTTATTGTACTCAGCCTGCTGTGCCCCAAACTTTTTACTTGCCTGAGTCTGCATATACAATGGCACCATCTCAGCAGCATATCCTGCCATCCCTGCTATGCCCTGAAAGCCTTGAGCCATTGCAGCTGTTCTTGCCTCCTGAGCGTCAGCAGCAGCCATCTGCGCACCCATAGCCTCACCCATATCTAACTGCACGTCTACGTCTCTTAGTCTTGACTCCTCAGTAGCTGACAATCTCTCAAGGTCCATAAGCTCCTTGCCCATCTCTGTTCTAATGCCTGCCTGTGCCTGGTTCTGCATAGCTTGTAGTCTACCTGCCGTTGCAGCAGCACCTCTATCAGCCTCTCTCGCTCCCTCTAATGCCTGAGCGCCTGAGGATAGCATCGCCTCTCTCTGTAGCTCGTACGGCTCCTTCTTGATTGCAAGTTGGTCGTAGTAGTTTACCTCTAGTTTTTTACGAGCCTCCTGCATAGCTTGGTCTGCCTTAGCCTGAGCCTCCTTCATCAATTGGTTCTGCTTAGCTGCCTGAGCAAATGACATACCGGTAGTGACTGCCGTTGTCCCTAACCCTATGATTGCTCCTGTAATTGCTCCCATATTTATAGAATTTTTATCATCTCACCAACATACTCATCGCCTTTGACATAGCCGATCTCTTTGTATGTGTCAATAAGACTTTTGTTTTTAATCAGTGCGTAACAATACTCGTTTCCCAAGTTTTTACTTATCTCTGTCAAAGTTGATACTAATAGCATAATCGCTTCCTTACGCATTGGCTTTTTGGTATACTTTCTACTTGAGATTATCCAATCTACCCATGACACCTTTGAGTTTGTCATGTACATAAACCCTGCGCAAATAGGCGTATTGCCATCGTAAACTATAACACCACCAGTACCATCATCAGGCAAGAAAGCCCTTGTTGGTGGGGTCCATTCCCACTCTTTCCACCACTCTACTAGTATGGTGTCGTAGTCATCCATTGTCAATGGTCTTATAGTTAACTCTTCCATAAACACAAAATTATGGAAAACTTTTCATAACTTCAGACTCTACAGCAAATAATTCTATCTTTGACACAGAAGAATTTTCAATCTCAAATACACAATAGTGTCCAAGCACCCCATGAGATTCAGCCACTGAGTCCTTAGTATAAAAGAAATAAGCGTCTTGTACTGGTATTGGCGTAGTCCCTGGTATCGTAATATCAATAACAATCTGATTGATGCCAAGTTTATAATTCTTGTTAATTTGTAATATTCTTCCTGCTAAAAATTGAGTTGTTGATGGCAGTATTGTAAAGTATAACACATCCCCAATGCTCATAATATTGCCAAGGTCAACTAGTGGTGATATAGAGAAGTCGATAGTATCCCCTGCTACATTTACCTGATAGCTCTTACCAATGCCATTCGTACTACGGATCGCTAGCTCACCGCTGTCATTGTTCCGAACAAATGCAAAGTATGACTGCTCCTTCTTCTCAAACCAAGTGTCAAGGATATAGCCAGAGTCTTGTATGTCCGTGTAGAGTATCGCACTCCATGTTGCATCACCCTCAAGATTAAGCGTCTTAAATAGTTTATTCTCAAGAGGAACTGTATTAAATACACTCTTCATTCTTGTTGGCGTAAATGCTGCTGTGGCATCACCAAGTGTAAACCACCATTGTTCGTAGAACGTATTCTTTTTAGTATTGACATTATGCCTATAGAGATTGCCTCCCTTAAATGTGTAGAAGTATTGATTCATACCTATCATCCACTCAGGATTATATGAGTAGAATGACACCCATCCCGATACAGCATTGCTGAACGTAAGAGTATAAAAGTTCTCTATAGGTATAGACTTTACTGTCTCTTCTTTTCCCATTATTTATTTTTTAAGCTGCGCAATATGAATGAAATGCAATGATTATTCCGTCCTGTACTTGGAACGTGTCGTATGGTGCCGGAACTGGCAATGCTCTATAGTAACCGTCAGGCAATACTGTCGCTCCGCTGCTATCCAAGAACACCCAATCGTATAGCCCTAACGTGATGCCATCGCCATTGACAGGTGCTACATAATAGGTATAATTGTATGGGAAATTACAGAAGAACTCAGGCGATACTGATGTTACTCCATAGGTCCCCAAAAATGATGGTAGCTCTAATGGACATGAGATACCGACAACAGCCTCAGAGTCAGGACATATTCCTACAATTGTAACGGTAATATACCTCTCAGATGCGTTTGTCTTTGGTATAACCATTACGCATAAGTCAGGATTGCCTGCTGTTAGTTGCACCTCACCAGCAGATACTGTAATGCTTGTGGTGCCAACAGGTGTATAGGCGGTCCCATCCCAATCGTACAAGTCAAGACTTACAGGAGTCCCAATACTAATGCAATCATTAGGTATATCACCTATGTATGTGAATGAGGTACTTGGCATTCCTGCAAGCAGCCCAAATCCTTGAGAGCTTAATTGATTATACGTAACAGAGTCATAGTCAACCTTTATGCCATTGACTGTACTGTTAACAGCTACGGTTACAATAACCGCTCCTACTGACGTTGGAGTATCTCCTGCATCAAATGTAATGGTATATACACCCTGAAGTGATGGAGCCTCTACTGCATCCTTACACTCAGTGCCGCAGGTAGGACAAGCCTCCGCTGGTAGCAATACACCACCAACTTGCTGCCTTGCTGTGACACCATCAAAGTAGTATCCATCAGGTGCAGCTGTAGTAAGCCCTGGGTCTAAGAATACAGTAGTTGCTGCTGCTAATGTTGGGCAATTTAAGTAAAATGTTTGTTGTGTTGGCATAATTTATTTTTAAGTTCCGCAAGAGCAACTCTCCATATAAATAACTGGATTGCCTTGAATTACAATATAGTTATCTTTGTCGTTTGGTATACACAAGCTTATTGACGAGTTAGGAGCTAATATTTCTGTGTGCGTTTCAGGTGATCCGCATAAGCCAAGAGGGAACTCTATAATTGCATCCTCAGTTGCAGTTTTTGGATTCAAGAATAAATATGAGTTGCACTCAGATATACATGGCTCACAATTGCAACATACCTCATCAAGTGCCGTAGGGTGATAGCAAAGCTGCACACCAATAGATGAGCGTAGGTCCCATATAGCGTACAGATACTGCCCATCAACTGTTGGAGGAACTGTAAACGCAGCATTATAGATTCCAGTAGAAGGATTGACAATAGGTGTAGCTGTGCTTGAGAATGATAGCATTGTCTGCATATCAAAGTCATTATTACCATACAGTATATTTGACCTTAGATACCTAAACTTGTTCTGTCCTGGGTCAAAGTTATATGACACATATGGTGGTGTCTCATTTATCTGTAATGTCATTAGCGCTCCCTCTGGTGGCAGGTTACCTTGTCCCTCAAAGCCATTCGTTGCAAGGTAGTATGACACCAATGGGTTATTTGTCCCTGATGCAAAGATAAAGAAGTTTGATTGTGTGGGTGATGTGTATGTACCATTGACATAACTAAATTGTTTTAGTGTCGTCAATCCTGCATCGCAGTCATCTGTTAATACCACCTCTACAAGTGTCATTGGTATAGGCACTGGGCATCCAACAGTTATACTAAGCACAACATTGCCTGTGACCTTAATATTAACATCTCCTGTAGATGGCGACTGCGTATTCTTAAAGAAGTCAAAATATCCTGATGTCGTTTGATTCCCTGATGTATAAGTAATGCCGTCATACTTTACATCAATAACAAATGTTGTTCCTGGGTCAATACTTTGTACTATCCAATCTACATTTACTGGGCCTACTTTAGTGTCAAAGTTTACACAAAATTCAGACATAACCTCTAGTTTCCCTTGGGCAAAAGTAAATGTCCTAGTAATACCACATTTGATACATTCCTCTTCCATTGGTATCTCTCTGTCGTTCAGCGTTAGCACATACTCATTCATGTATGGGTCGAATGCTCCGAGCTTTTGGTTGTTGAACCTTGCAATGAACTCATCTCTAAACCATGTCCTCATATTCATATCAGAGATGACTGCGAGCTGCTCATTAGAGTATGAGTTGCCTCTGAGCTGTATTACTGCACCTCTTTTAGCATCAGTAAAGAACTTGTCATAGCCCCACTTAGAGTAGCTCTCAGGGTTGAAGCTTATGCCATAGTTCTCGACTCTCGCTATCTGTGTACCCAATACCTCAGGCACTGATGTGATAGCACCACCGGCAGCAGCATCAGATAATAAGTTTTTGCCTGCAAGGACGTATGACACCTTATCCTCTTGTAGGACTAGCACGTCAGTTTCTCGACCATCAAGGATGTATATGGCTCCGAATGACAACTCAAGGTTCTTATAGTTGAGCAATGCTCCATTGAACTCATTGAGCTTATTGACGTTGGTCTCAGGGTTGTACACACCACTATAGGTGATGTCAGCAAAGCGTCTTGACTCTTTGTAGTCTTGAGCAGCTACTGTTGTCACCCTGTTGCCAAGGTTAAAGTCTCTGCCGATAATTGAGTCTCTTATCTTGTAGCTCTCGGCACCATTACCAAAAGCGAAGCAGTTGAAGAACCCTGTTTGGATTATTGCAGGGACGCCTAAGCTTATGTCTTGCGATTGGTCTCCTGCTGATCCATTTGACAAGTGATTACCAGACTTATCAATCGGAAACGATAGATTGTTCTCGAAGAATACATCAGGTAGGGTATCTGTTGGTTGAGTCTCAAATATAATTGACTCCGCTGTTCTAAAGACAGTAATGTTTGCAATTACTCTTGATTTTCTTTTTTGAGTTGAACCACAAGCCCAAGTTCCTGACATATATAATTCTAAAGCTCCAGTTATTGGATGCAGATAAAATCGCCAATAGTTATCACATAGTTGACCTGATGTGATTGTTCCATTAGTAGGAATAAAAATATTATTTACAGGACAAGCGCCTCCTCCAACTTCTTGATCACCATCATTTAAAGTGCTTGCTATGTTATCACCTATAAACCAAGCTTCCATGTCTGCATAATTAGAAGATGATGTATAAGTCTTTTTTAATGTATATATCCTCTTCTCGCAAGCATTACCTCCAAACCCTGTTCTCTCAAATCTTATATCAAATACGATAACGGTCCCTGCATCAACAGAATATGGTATATAAAATCCTGGGTTTGATGGGTCTTCTAAACTCATTGGATATGCCAATATAGGTGACGTTCCAGAAGTTGAACTTACTGCCGTAAGTGTACCAAATTCTATCGTAGAATATGATAATGGATTTACAGAGAATCCATTAGCCTTTATTTTCATATAAACACCAGCCGGAGGAGTTGGTGTAATCAAAGGATCAAAACCAGATTGCTTCGCCTCCTTCTCTAATACAGTTGCATACACGCAAGTTTGCATTGCCCCCTCGCTATCTGCCTTTACAATTAACCTATCTCCCTCTTCTACTTTTCTTGGATTCTCCCCTTGTAGTAAAAAGTATGTTTCTTGAGTAGAGCTATTTGTAAAAAATATACTTGAGTAAATAGTCTCATATCCTGCTTGATTCGCCTTGCATACAAATTTATATCTCTTAGCCCAATAAGGAGCAACTTGTGTTGTTGGTATTGTTACAGTAATTGAGTTTACAAGAGATGAATAACTACATGGAATATGAACAGTATTTAATGAACTTACATTTGTCAAAGTTGACCTGCCAAACTCATCCATGTAAACGATACCAATCTCATAATCTCTATTACTGTGTAGGCTCTTTTGGCTTGATAAGTCTTGCAATTGAACACTAGCGTTCTTAATGGTTCCAAACAGTGCTACTAAGTCAAATGGTGGCGTTTGAGTATAGTCATAATACACAATAGCCAAAAACTGCAAAGAAAAGATATTGCTACTTGGAGACGCTGTTATTGCTATTGGCTCTCCATTTGCTGTGATTCCGCTCTCGTATTTAATCCCATTGTATCCAAAAAATGAAAAGAACTGGGGCCAAGCACAATTATATATATCAGTAAATGTTAGCCCATCGCAAGAATCGTCACCTCCAGGAATTGGATTATATATAGGTTTTATATTTGTCGCTGTTCCTATTGCTTGCTGAAACTCTATACTTGTTGCTAATTGATAAGGTGAACTATAACTTATCGGTAGAGTAAACGTAAAGCTTACACTTACATCATAACCAAAAGTAGAGAAAGTATTAAAGGTTATATCAAATGATAATATTCTTCCTTGTAGTAATGGTATTCCTGTTAGGTCTATATCTAATTGAGTGTCAGGCCTAGTACAAGGAGGAGAGCAAGGATTAAAAGCAGTATTCGAAAGAGGTAAAGAGCTATCGCTAGTACTAGATGTTATATCATTAGTTCCTATAAATTCAGATACCAATTCAGTAGTATAATCAAATCTTACATCTTGGCCATTACTATCAACTATATCATATCCATCAACATAGTTTCCATACATCAATCTATTGCCCATAATTGTCTGAGCCTTAGCGAGTCTTGGGACATTGTCATAAAGTCTTAATAGTTCTGACTCTGGAAGTATGGTAAAAATTTTATTATTTACAAATAGATATGTTTGAATAGTATTGTCTGTCCATCCAACATTCTGCTTATCAAATCTCTCTATTACTTTTATAATATTGCCTGTAGCATCCTTATACAATAAGTCAATACCAACAACTAATGGACCACCTGTATTAAAGCTTACATTAACAGCATTATACTTATTTTCCATTCCCTGATTAAGGAAGCTGTTTGTGCTAAACTGAAAAGAACTTGGCTCAAACGCAACCTCTGACCATTGAGATGTAGCTGTATATTCTCCATCGATGTATTTATACCTATAAGCAAAGCATAAAAATCTGTCCTCTAAATAATTTTCTTGACCTGTCACCTCTACTAAGCTTATTGTTGGCGCTTCGGTAGGTGGCTTTTTAATGACAAGGATTGTCTCCCTTAACAGGTCAGGTTGTCCATTATAGTCAATCCCTGTCCCATCAGGATTAGCGTAGCCCCTATTGATATTGATAAACCTAGGCTGATTATAGTCGTCAGTCCAAAATAATAAGTCCTCAACAATATCAACCCCTGTAATCAAATAGTCAGGGTTAAAATTCAATGTAGTATTTATACCTGTCCCATCGTCCATACTAACAATATGATATGTCAATATCTGAGACACCATATTAAAAGAAACCACTAGGTCAATCTTACCAGTTGGAGAGGTGGCAAAGTTCGAGTCATGCACAAACCAATACAATGTCTCCCTTGCGCTGTCATTGATAGCCCCTATACATCTAGCATCAGTACTTAATGAATTGCCATCATAAGCTAATGCAGTCAATGGCAAGTTACCATTCGTATTCTCAATGACTCCTGCCTCTGACTTCTCTGTCGATCCCATCCTGACATTCATAGCGTCAATGTACTCCCCATCAGGGACCACTCGCTCATCGAATGTCTTATTCATTTTACCGGCAATAAAGTTCCTCGTAAAATTCGCCATTGTTATTTGATTATCTTATCCATTCCTCTCATATTCATTAAGAGCCTTCCTGGATGAATGTTGCTAATTCTTATTTTTGCATTTCTCAAAAGCGCCTGCTTCTCCTTTCTCGCTCTAGCCACAATATACTCTTGTACACCAAGCTTGCTATTCAGTATCTCATATCTGATATAAGCATACACGTACTGCTCAAACAATTTATTTACCGAGATAGCTGAGTTGTCACCATTCTCCATGCCATCGCTCACATACTCAAGAATAACTGTTGAAGAGAGATTGTGATGGTGGTTTGGGTTGTTATTATTATTGTAGTGGTTATAACCTAAAATTGCGCTGTCAAAGTTTATCACCCCTGCCTTCTTGTCAATATTAAACGTAGGATTGCGATTAGCTGTCTCAGTATTGAGACCAAATCTAGCACCTATGCTATGCTCAAAATACCAATTACCATCACAACAATAGCCCTCATGTCCATCGAATTGATGACCATGATTGAGATAAATACTCTTCTTTGTTCCTTTAATTCGATCGTAGTCAATGTTGGAAAACTGTGGCTCTAAGATATTGCCATTTTGGTCAAATAGAATATTGCAGTCATTATCCTGCAAATATGCTTTTGATGATAGTGTTTGAATATTCTCAGAAAGAGGTAACAGAGTTCCATTAACATAAAGCGAGATACGCACCCAGTTGACAAAGTCATGAGGCAGCACATAGCGTAGTTGATCGCAGACGCTAAGCTCTAGGACTTTAATCTCCTTGAATGCATCATAGTTCAACTCTTGGATGGCTCTCTTTGCGTGGAACAATATCTTATACCGCTCCTCATTATTAACCAATGAGTGATTGCCAGTGTACATCAACTGAAAGTTGTTGACGATGTCAAATAGGCTAACATACTGATACGACCCCCAATTGGCATCCGTTGGATTATTGCCATTGTTGGTGTAGTATTGGAAATTTGATATATATGCCATCTGTTATGAATTTGCTGATTGTTGTTGTTCTTGAGACATTGCAAATTGAGCCACCTCAGTCTCTCTAATGCTAATACCACAATACTGTAATATTTTCATTGCAAGCTTGTACTCATCCTCAAGCGGTAACTCAAAGTCCTGATAGTCAGGCTGTGTTTGGTCAAATACAGGCTCACCACTAGTGAGTGATACGTATGTCCACTTTGGTGGCTTAGGGTATCTAAAGTAGACCGCCTGCACGGCACCGTAGCCTGATACACTAACTGGATATACAGTAAGTGTACCGCTATTTGCTAATGTATAAGCAGGATACTGAATAGATGGAGCAGTGAGTAAGGATTGGTTCAGCATAAGTATTTTACCCATTGTCACCTTCTCAGCCTCGCTGATAGCTGACGCCTTATATACCTTATAGTCTTCACCTATAGTCGTAAAGATATTGTCTGTTATGTCAAGGGCAGTAGCTGATACACCTGTAACAAATGCACCCTCATATAGAGTGGTATTGACAACTACGTCACCTACCGATACACCTGCTGTTACAAAGTTTGCACCAGCATCAATGAGTTGGAACGCAGGCAGTGTACCTGTATTGGTTCCTGATGCCAACACAGTAGTGTAGCAGTTGACTCTATTGATTAGGTAGTAGTCTGACCCTGTTGTTGTAACTGACGGAGCAAAGAAATTATTCCCGATATATCCTGATGCAGATGGGTTTGGCACAAGGAACTCAGTAGCAATAAAAGTCTCAAGCAGCTCTGCTATAGGCTGCTCTAAATCTGCATAGTCAGTACCTGCCATACGACCATTCTCCATATTTATAACCTTGTTGTACATAGCAAAGTACTCCTCAAATATCTCCATCTGAGCTTGCAATGCATACAGGTTGAAGTCAGCCGGTGAGATGTACCCATAGTTGTTCTTATTTAGAACAGACTGTACTGTATTTCTTACTGAGTTGATCATTCTCTATTTTTTTTACAAATGTAAAAAAAAGAGGGCATATATTCACACCCTCTCTTACTATAACTCTAAAATATTTTTACTTGACTATGTTAAATATGTCTCTAACATCTTTAACGCATCAAGACCTTCGTCACTTTGTAAGAACTGTGCGGCAAAATCATATGGGTCAGCACCGAATGGTATTGAACACATTTTCTTTTTGTTGGATGGTGTGCTAAACCAAATCTCTCTGTCATTATTACGGAGAGCTAATAGTCTCTTTTCAAAGAATAGCATAATCTTGCCTTGATAGTTTAACTCAGGGTCATTTATGGTTTGCATAAACTCCCTTGGGTTCATCTTGGCAAAAATAAGCATATCTCTTTTTAGTTCTGCTGTTGATATGGCAGATGGGTCTTTACCAAATAACACCCTTGTCATAATTTCAAGCTGTTCAATACTTAAACCTCTAGCTGCAATCAATGCATCTACCTCAATATTTAAGTCCTCAACTTCTTCAAATGCCTCTTTTTCCTTATCTACTTCTTCAAAAATTCTACCATTTAATGGGTGATAATGTAAGAATGCTTGTAATGCAGGATTTGATTTAGGAACAGTTAACATTCCATCTTCAAAAATAACAGGCTCTAAAATAGCATTTCCATCCTGCTCATCCTCAAATGGAGACTTTTGATTAGATGCATATCTTAACGCTCTGTTTACATTATTCTTCTCATCATACCACATCAATGGGAATCTTGGATGATTTCTTGATGCTAATGTATATGATAACGGAGTTGTATTTCCTCTTAATCTATATACCTTATCTGAAGGTACTAATTTTTTTAACTCAGACATATATTTAATTTGATTTAATTTAAAAAAAGGAGAGTGCCATAAGACACTCCCCAATATTCACCTTATTAACCATATCTAAACAGAACGAAGTTGTTAGCACCAAGGGTACAAACACAACGCTCAGAAAGGAAGTTTACTTCCATTGCATCCAGGTCGCTAGTAATAGCACCACCGGCAGAACCTGTAATCCAAGTTTTGTATCTACGGTCTTCAGCCTCAGTTGCACGGTAGCGAACATGAAGGAATGGACGCTTAGCGTTTTTGCCCATAATCTGGTCGTAAACAGAAGTTGAACCGGCAGGAACTAAAAGCCCTGTTACAGTGCCAGACGCTGTAGCAGCAACAGTAGATAAGCCGCCACGCATAGTTGGGTCGTTCAAGTACTTCCAATCTGATTTGTAGAAGTCATAACCACGTCTGAAGCCTGAGAAACCAAGATTCAAAGCCATAGTTACGTCATTGTCAAATAGACCGTAAGAAGCACCGTAAGAAGGAGTAGTTGCAGCAGCAGAGCTAGCACCGTTAAGACCTGCAAGCATACCGTCAATGTCAAAGCTTAATTGACGATTACAGAATACAACATTCTCTTCGATAGCTCCTTGCTTGTCAAGACGCTGTACGATTGTGTCCCAATCAGCAAGAGATGTTGGCGTACCACCACCCCATACGTTGCCACGATCATTTACAACATAGAAGATACCCTCAGACCCTGAGTTTGCACCTAGAACTGCAGCGGCTCCAGAACCTGAAGCAGCAGGAACTGCTTCAATCATAGCTGTTTCAAGATAGTCCTCAAAGCGAAGACGAGTCTCATGCTCTGATTTTAGGTACCAAAGATAACCAGTCGCACCGTTCTCAGTTGTTACTTCAACCCATCCAATCTGAGCCATGTCAGAACCATTTACAGCGTATTTATCCTTTAGAATGATTGGCTTGTTTGAGAAGATATCATCTTCAGCCTCAAGAGAACCAATCATACCTGTAGTTCCTTTTTTAAATTCAGAACCATAGATAAATATAGTACAAACGTCACCATTTACGATAGATGTACCAAGACCTGTATTTATTTGATAGAAAGCCACAGTTACAACTAAGCCTGTCACTGCTGTAACAATAGCCTTGTAGCTAAGACCTGCTGTAGCACCAGTGTTTACTTGGATAAATAATGTCTGTCCAACACGAATTGCAGCAGTCAATGCGCCTAAATCCGAAATCGTAAAAGTAGCTACAGTAGTAGATACAGCAGAAGCTGTACACGTTGTATATTTGATGTGCAAACGACCTTGCTCAGCCCATTTGATTTGGTCAGAGTTTGAAGGCATCTCAGCACCTACAAGGCGCAAGAATGATGCAATTGTTCTGTTACCATAACGCTCAAATTCCTTCTCATAAGTATCAGGAAGATACTGATTCAAGAAATCAAAGTTGGTAATGTAATTTCCTTGTAGTGCTACCTGTTCAGCAGATGGCTGCAATGAATAGGTAGGATTGTTTAATAAAGCACTAGGCATCTTTTTAGAATTTTAATTGTCTACAATTTTTTTATACTGCGGATTTTTAAACTTTTTCCATGGTCAGGATTAACCGCTTTAACCTGGAACCCATCATTCCCCTTCGTTGTCTCATTTGCCTTACGCTCAGACATATTTATATTCTTAGTCTTACGCATAAAGTCATCTGCGGCATCAGTCATACCTTGCTCATAGAAGAACTTGGCAAACCTCTCAGGGTTCATTGCAACAGCCAAAGCCTTATGGTACCCACTCGCATCTTTAATCAAGCCACTCTCATCGATAAACTTACCGATAAAGCTTGATGGATTTGAGTGCAACTTTTTAAGCTCATTAGCATCACCAGGATTAAAATTAAGCTTTTTGTTATTGACGTTAAATTCAAAACCTTTGAAATTACCATCAAATACCTCATTGGTTTTTTGTTCAAACCATTGACGCTTACGATTGTTCTCCTCCTCGATCGTCTTAGCTTGTTGCATATATTGACGATAAGCATTGAACTCTTCTTTCTCTTCCTGAGACATCCCTGCCGTACTTGACTCAAGTGGCATCTTATACATCTCCTTCTGAGAGTTGAAAAACTTCTTTGCCTCATTAACAGCTTTTTTCCTTGATATCTTTGCCTTCTTAATATAAGACTCGTCATCAAGATCCTCGTCATACCTGTATTCGTCCAACATCATCTCAACGTCATCTTCGTCAAGACCCTCTTGTGTAGATAACAAGTAATCTTTGAGTAGCTGTTCTTCCGGAACAGAATCGAAATCTTTCTTCAACTTGAGAAAGTCTTCAAATCCTCTTCCTGTGTCTTTTCTGTATTTCATATAAGCAGCTACATCCTCTGGCAATTCCTCTGAGCTTTTACGCTCAGCCATCAATTCATCGAATGAGCTAATCTGCTTATTGTATCTTTTACCTATATATGAAAGAACGTCTTCTTCTCTTAGCTCAACCTCCTGCTGAGGTGCAACAAATTCTTCTTGCGGTATATCTTGCGATAATGACTGCTCGTGTTTCTCAAGAAGTTCTTGTTCTACCTCTTGTACACTCTTTTGTTCTGTTGAGTCTAATACTCTTACTGCTTTAAATTCCATTTGATTTTATTTTAATTATTTGCAAATTTATAAAAAAAATTATTAAGTAGTATTATCTAGGATTAAATTCTGCTAAATCAAATCCATCTAAACTATCTTCGTTGCTTTCAAAGTTCAGTGGAGGTAAGTTGTTTTTCCTCTGATTGATGAGTTTTGACTGCTGAGTATTCTGAATACCTATGCGCTTATTCTTCTCCTCCTCTTTTTTATTCTCCCTGTTTGTCAGTAAACTTGACTGCATCTCATGTATCTTAACATTGTATTGGAACTCCTCTGCCATTAGCTTAGACTTGATGCCTGCCTCAAACTCCATCTTCTTCATCTGTCCCTCAATCTCTGCTTGGATAACCATTGTCTTTGACTGGGCCTCAAGCTGTATCTTTTGCACTGCCATCTCTGCTGCCATCTGCTGAGACTGCATCTGCTGCTGCGCCTGCATTGCCTGCTTTTGCATCATCATCTGCTCCATTCTCTCAGCGTTCTTAACTCGCTTGAGCTTCAGTAGCTGATTAGCTAGCTTGAGATTTTTAAGCTCTCTGATGTCAATAGCATCCTCAAGGTTTATGTCACCTTTAGACAATGCCACCTGTATATTGGCTTCGAGCTGTGCTTTCTGCTCTTCGTCAGGAGTAACCTCAATAAATATACCAAAGTCATATAAGTATAAGTCCTTGATGTCATTTAGAATAGAGGTGTTGTATCTGCCAATTCTCATGGCAAAGTCCTCTTTGAAGTCTGCATACTCCAAAACGTCAGACACCCTGTAGGTGATCGCCTCAGCTAATCTTCTATAGATAAATAGACCACTCTCAAGGATATGTCTTGTTGCTGTGTTTGAGTTGAGCGCTGCCATCTTCTGTAGACCAACCAAAGAGTTCGGGTCAGGCGTTGAGCCATCTCTCGCCTCATTAAGACCTGTTACGGTCCTAATCATGTCCATATAGTGCTGGTAGTTAGCGATGAGCATTTGTGTCTTAGCTGCTCCTGAGTTTGACGTAAGCTGAGTGATTGGCACTCTAGCATTATTGAAGTCACCATCTTGAGTGAAGCTCCTACCGATAACACTACCTGTTTGAAAATAGAGCCTTAGTGCATCCTCAGGATTATATGCGGCACCTGTACCTAGGTCAACCTCATTAAGGCCGTCAGCGTCAATGAATACACCATCAGGGACTACTCTGTTAATTACCTGCTGTAGCTTTAGGTGAGTTATCTGAATCAAGTCAGCGAATGGTATCATCCTTCTAACCAATGACTCAATAACGCCCTTGTACATCCTTGGAGCGCAAGCCACATACATTGGCATTGCGTGTTGCGTTGACGACTTTGGCCTAACCATATTCTCAGCCATCTCCCATTTAATCAAGTAGTTGGTACCCATTACCATCACCCCTTCATACCATACGTCAATGGTCTTCTCGACCTTCTCGAAATTACCCTCTTCCATCATCTCTACCGGAGGATTAAACGTATCGTCCTTTGGTATCATCTTAACAGAACCATTCTCCGTTGTCTTTCTCTTATAGACTACCTTTTTGGTTGTCTTATAGTTAAAATATAACAGAGTGCAAGTGTCCCTACTAAACAAGCTATTCTCATAGAATCTTGCAACATTGTAGTAATCATACCATGATTGACTGTATTGGGATATTTTTTGTAAATCATCTTTTGTTAGCTTTGGATTTATTTTGTATAGCTCTGTAAGAGGCACAGTTTTAATCTCGCCCCAATAGAAGCAGTCCTCAAAAAATGGGTCCTCAGTATAGCTATAGACTATATTAGCTGGGTCTACATATGAAATCCTTACACCTTCACCTAGCAAGAACTCATGCTTTGCCACTGCTATACCAAGCACAGTCATGTCATAGTCCAAACGCTTTCTTGTGTCGTAGTAGTGGTTCTCGTCAAATATTGTGTTTATTGCTACCTCCTCTGCTATCTCAATTGCAGGCTTGTAATTTATTTGCATATACAATGACAGCTCCTCGTCATTCTCAGGCAGCGTATTCGGGTCCGTAACAAATGGATTGGCACCTGTAAACTTTTGGATCGTCTCAAATATTGGCTTACCAATCATCTGAGTCTCTATCATGTCCTGGTACTTATTACGCTTTGCCAATGACATAGCATCCTGTGCATATGCCTTTGGCTTGAATAATCTGTCAGCCATTCCATTCACTACGATGTCAACAAACTTTGGTATAACAGGAACAGGAGTCCAGTCTATATTCAAATAAGATAAATCACCATCAATTGCCAGCTCATTTTTATATTTTGCTACTGACTGCTCACCCCTTGCGTAGAGTCTAAGCTTATGGAACTCTCTCCATCTGCTATAGTATCTGCAAGATGTACCATCCTTTCTAAACCACTCATATTGAATTGCTTGTCCTACTTGTAGCCCATAGCTCTCTGATGCCTTCTCTGCGTCAGTTGCCCATTGGTTAGGGAAGTCCGAGTACTGTATGTCTATGATTATATCTTTCATTTCATTATTTGACTTGTTAACCCATCGTTTGTATATCTAGCAAAGTTAATAATTATTTTTGATTCTTTCTTTTCTGGCATATAAAGGTGTTTCTGATTTGCCATAATTGCTAATCCTGAGCTTATTGCAGCGTCAAATTTAGTCCTGTCATTTATATCAAACTTTGCCCAATCTTCAAGTGTTCTTGTAAATGGCATATTGCCAATTACGTCAGGTTCTCTATATGCACCTGTATAATCAAATCCTATAAACTTCTCAATGTATGACTCGATTGCAGAAGCGTGAGACTGCTTGACATCCTCAGATGAGTTAGGTATACCACCTAGCTCTCGCTCTGTCTTTGTCAACTTATTCAACGGCTTATCTGGTCTGTTCATACAAAATCCTCTGTATCCTCTATTTTTAAAATGGTACAATAACCTTGGTTTATTATTCTCTATAAGTATTGGCATTCCGTAGTAAACGCAAGCCATAAGTATTTCTTCAAAAAATATCTCTGCTGTTTGTGGTCTTGCTATATATTCCAAAAAGAACTCATTAACTGGAGCATCATCCATATGAAACTTTGTCATCCCATGCAGCGATCCACTTGACCCTCTTCCTCCAACAACTGCTGAGATGTCATATGGGTCACAACCAAATGACCCTAAATGCTCATTACCTGGATGCTTAATTCCATTCCTTGTATGCACATTGTTCGCATAATGCGCAGGAGGGAACCAGCTAATTAAAAATCTTCCATGTTTATTTGGACTCCATACAACCTTTGTGTCTTTAATTCCGTCTTTCCAAGAGAATGAACCTCTTGTCAAATATTGCTCCTTAATCAATGAGTCATTGTAATCAATTTGCTGATATATCTTAGTCAGGTTAAATATCGCCTGTTTACTTTCATCTCTAAATGCATGGGACTCTGACCTTGGAAACTGACGATAGAATTCGTTCAGTGCATCGGCATCATTCTTTAGTGACGCTGCCTCATTCTCCCAATAGTCAATCGCTCCATTTGATATCTTGCCACCATCTACCCCCTCTATTGGCTTCTCAGGCTTTCTAAATACAGGCATACCGTACTTGTCAATAAAGCCCTCCATATTCCACTCCATTGGGATGAATAAGGAGTATAGCCCACTCTTTGTTTGACCATTGGCATTTCTATTCTCTACGTTTGAGTCATAGTACAAGGACTTGAAGTTATCACCACCTTTATTCAAGGCATTTGAGGTAGATCCCATCATACACTTGCCTATAATCTTACTACCTAAACGCAAACAAGTTTTTGTTACACGCCAATTATTCAGAATATTATTTGGTTTGACCCACTTACCCGATTCGTCATGCGCTAGGAATAATAACTTCTCACCGTCATAGGAGTTCTCCTCAGTATTCTTCCAGTCAATAGTAGTATCCAATCCGACTATGTCATTGTTATTGACCTCATGCATATTCTTCTTGGTAATCTTTGATGCCGGAACACGGAACGCCAACTCTACCTTTGGCTTATCCATACCATCCATTATTGGCTTAAAGAAGAACGGCAGCTTGTTGTTGATTGGGACCACCTTATCTGTAAACATCTTCTTAGCATCGGCACCTGTCTTTGACAAAATACCTAATCGAGAATCCTTTGCTAGCGTTGCAAGATTTACACACTCTGAGGATGACATGAACGAGAAACCAGAACGTCTTATCTTGAGGTATATCATCCCGAAGCATCTTGGGTCCGCCTTGCAGGCCTCCCAAAATAAAAAGAAAATTCTATTCGCTTCTCGGAAGTCAGGATACCCAACGTCTATGCTTGACCATTGCAGGTACATATAATGAGACCCTGTGATATAACAAGGTTTACCGTTATTCATGAACCAAAAACCTTGCTCACGATAATCGAACTCATCCTCTATATAGTCAACCCATTTATTTTTAAACTCGTTTGGCTTTTCATTCCATTGGAAGATTGAGTTTATCTTCTCAAGTTCTCTAGGTATCGGAACACGCTCCCAATGTTGCTCTGCTTTTGAGTCGCTCCTTTTGCGGCAGTTCTCTGGCGCAGGAGGAAGGGCTATGTTCACCCCTGAGATATTTATAATTTCGCCTATCTGACCGTTCTTTGATATGACGACAATGTCATACTGCTCATTGTAGCCGTATAGCCAAGAGCGTACTCTGTTTTTATTAGTAATCGCATTCGAAGGAATTAAATCCTTCACGACATAATAAAGTTTATTTTGATCGTCTTTCTGCAAAGCCTTGTTTTGAGTCTACTTTACTAATACCTCTCTCTATATAATCAAGAGATTCTTTCTCGGATTCTATTCTACTAAGTATTTCAAATGCGTCAAATATTGCCAATTTCTTGGATGCTGCTGCATTCTTTAACTTATCTGCCGATATATCGCCTTCCTCATGGGTTACAATACTTTCCTCTGCAACCTTTATCAATTCCTCTATGGCTTTATATCCAGAGTTTATTATTTTAAGCTTTAGCTCTCTGTTGCTCATACCGGATTAAGTTTCATTGTCACAAAATGGTCATACATCCTATATAGCTTTTCACCATCAATTTCAAATTCGTACTCACCGTTAGGGGCAAAGCACACGGTATCTCCTTCGTTGACACCTTTACTTCTTAGATATTCATTAGGGTACTTCATTATACCCATCAAAGGCTCTAATGTGAATGGCTTTACTATGTAGCTTTTCTCAGCAGGGACAGGCTTCACGAAACAATACCTATCATATGCATTCCACTTGCCATCACTCTTATATAAAAAAAACTGCTCATCATCAATAAAGAACAGGTCTTCCTTAAAAAAGCTTTTACCACTTTTGCGTCTTCCCTTGATGTCATTGTAGAACTTAAAGACATTGTGGTGGACGATTAAGGTGTCTCCTGGTCTTATTGGACCGCTGTAATCTATAGGTGTCTCTATAACCTCAGCATAACGATTTGAGAACTTTGATTCCTCCTCAGAGGTATTAACAATGAACTCAACACCAGCTATACTTTTTGTGTTGTTATATCGACTCCCATTTACAGGCTTTACTATAAACTGAGTCGGTGATTTCATTAAAAATCTATATTAAATTCGATTGAAATTGGAATAGTATCATTAAACTCTTTCCACAGGACCACTTCCTGCTTCTTATTTACTATGTAGATTCGAATAGATCCAGATTGGTCTCTTCTTATAAGATGAATCTCATTAGTGTCGCCTAAGACTTTCTGCCCGACAACATAATGCATTGCGTTCTTATAATCAGCACCTATCGATATCTTCCTTACATCCATTATCCTACCTTGTTAACTGTCAATATTACTGATGGTATAGCAGGGATTCCAACTATAGGAGCTGCATCATAATGCAATTCTCCATTCATATTATTTGCATACCATCCTATTTGACAAAAAGATGATATTGTTTGAATGTCTACAAAGAAATTCCATGCAGCGACAGATAAATCCCCATTATTTTGAAGGGTTACTGCTGTTGTTGAGTTCGGAATTTCAAGACCATCTTTTACAAAGTAAATCCAAAATAAAGTTGCTCCTGCTCCACCTGTTTTTCTCAATTGCGCTGAGAATTGGATATTATAAATACCTGGGCTATTAAACGTTATTATAGTAGGATCTCCTAATCCGTCATTTATAATTGATACCCCAAAAGATAAATCAGTAGAGTTAAACTTCATTAGTTCTTTGGTAAGTCCAAGTGTAGTTTGCGTTGTTGTATCATAAAACGATCCATATTCAGATATTAAATATCCTGGACTTGTCCATGTTGCTGGGAGTCCTGCCCCTTGACTTACAAGAACATCACCTAAGCTTCCAACACCCCCATTTGTTTTAAGCGCTTGACTTAGTTCTATCTCTTGACTACCATCATCAATATATATATAAGTTCCGTTAAATGCTGTATTATAATCACCAATATAGTAACTACTACTTGCAAAATCAATCAATAATCCTGATGCTGTAAATCCATTGTTTCCTATTACGAAGAAGTCACCAGAGAAGCATTGAATGCCTTGCATTATAACATCGTCTGTAGTTACCTCTAAGCTTTTAGATGTAAGCTTGTGAGTTCCTAAATCCACATCACCTATAGCTCCAGTATAAGGTACATAGGTTGTGGCTGCTGTGGCTACAGGCAAGTAAGAAGTATTATCAACTGAACCGTCAGCCATAAGAAATTCAGTACCTAACCCACCTACTTTTATAAATGCTGCGGCTGTAATGTCATTAACTCCTAAATCAACATTATACAATGCTCCTGTGTATGGAACATATGCAGTTGATCCAGGGAGTGATAATAAACTTCCTATGGTGAAATTCTTAGTGCTGTTCATGTCATTGACATCGGTGCCAATGAGCATATCACCAAGAGCCGGTGACGTAGTAGAGTATGTACTTATCTTTGCCATTATTTATGTTTTTTTAGTAACCTCCCCTGTTTGTAAATTTATAACAGAGTCTTGTCCATATTTTATAATTAACATTTTTTCATAATCAGAGAACTCTTGACGCATAGCATTTATTTGGCCTAGGATTCCTTGCTTATTTAATTCTAATTCTCCTAATGCCATCTTTGCTTTAGCAAATTCCGAATTCATTGCTTGAATTTTATCAAGCTCTTCTTGTAAAACGTAATTCTTTTCCATTTGATTTAATTTGAATTTCTTTTAATTGAACTGCCAAAATAATAACCGAATATTGAAATTACAATACCCTCTGTGATCCCGATAAGATGAATCCATACCTCTTTGTTATCATCTGGTATTGTAAGATAAACTATTGCATAAATCATAAAACAAAATGACGCTAACCCTACCACGCCTGTAAGATAGAATAAAATATCAAATTTATGAATTTTTGCTATTTCTATCTCTCTATTTCTTGCTGATTCTCTATCTTTAACCATCAGCTCTTCCATTTGCAATAATTCTTTTGATAGCATTTCTTTATCTTCTGGGCTTAAATCATCAGATAAATTTATGAGATTCTTTACAATCCCTAAAGTACCATTACTTGGAAGTACATCTCCTATAGTTTGAAGTATTTTTGGAGCTTTTTCTGCAAGAAATTTCCCTACTTTTGTATCTCTAAATTTTTTTCTTGGTTTCATTTTAGTGTGCTTTTTCCATTCTTTCAACAAGATTGAGAAGTTTTTTCATCATTGAAGTGTTATTCTCAATTACATGGTTATTTGACGCTACTGTTTCTAAAAGTTTTGATCTATCTTCAGATAAGTATTCTTCAAGTTTTTTCTCAAGTTCTTGTATCCTGTTCTCATTTTTCTTATGCCATACAAAAAATTGTTTCCCCATAAAGTAAATCAAGGCAATCATTAGAATGGCAAAAATGCCAAGTACCCCATAATTTGCTAAAGTATTTAAGTATGATGGGATTGTTTCAGATTGAAGAAAAAGTACGTTCATGGTTCTTATATTTTATATTCAATAATGGGGAGATATTTTACCCACCAACAATCAATATTGGTATTCTCATATATCTGATGCAAAGGTAATACCCATTGTCCATTTGATTCTAATATTGGTGTAAATTTTTTATACTCATCATAACATTTATTTGATAGGTAGTTTTTTTCATCCTCATCAAGTACCCCAACAAGCATCTCATAGTTCTATTAGTGTAAAGTTTATTTTTTGATTTGGTTTAAATATTTTGATAGCTTCGAACCATCTTGAATCAGGAACAACCATACAACCTGCTGACCATTGGTCTACAATTGAACCTAAACCTCCCCTATGGAAGTTGATACCATACCAACCTTTGGTCTTAATTGTCTTATCAATAGTGGCGTTTTTATTCCCATCTCGGTATATTTCAACCGCTCCTGTTTGCATAAAGTAAGGCGCACCAAGCCAAAGAGATTTCCAATTTGCAGAAGTTGTAAAGGTATGAGATCCTATAACCTGCTGTTCAGCTGCAACCGCTGTGCCTGTAATACCTCCAACAGTAACAGGATTCTGAATCCAATAATTGCCAGCTTTAGTGCTGCAAGGCATAACCATGTCAGCTATTCTATCATTGAATCGAATAACATAATCTGAATACTTATTATCAAATGTTTGCGACATTCTAATCCACACAAAGTCGTTAACAGGCTTCACCCACCCTCTGTCGTTACATTCAGCATCGATAAGCTGTTTAGTTGCTGCTAAACTAAGCGGACCAATTATGCCATCGATAGCACCTGAGTAATAGCCTTTGTCTTTGAGTATCTGTTGAAATGCTTTCATTCTTTTAGTAAGGTAATGGTGGCGCAGGTTTAGGTACATATTCTATCAAAGGTAAATCTTTTACCCACATAAATTCAGGATTCACACAAAAATCCATTTCTTCTGTGCTGATTATCCAGTTTTCCTCCAAGTCTTGGATAGGGTTAAAATAGCTGTCTTCATCGTAAAGCTGACCTATTAAGCTATCTTTTTGCGATTCTGTTAAAAGTCCTACGTATGTCATACTTGTCTGCTTAAAGTTGTTTGAAAATTCTGTACGGCTGTGTAAAAATCTGCTGCTTCTGTATCTGTTAGACCGTCTCCGATTGTGGCGAAAGCAAATTGTTTGTTAGAATAAAGACCTGAATTAGGGCCTCCTGAATTTATAGTTGAAATATATGCATTTGCATTAGGTCTTACAGTTGCTGAATTAGTTGCACTTATAGCAATTGCATTATTTTTATATCCTTTATTACTTGTTCCAATTCTATTAGCAACATACATACCTAATGAATTAGGGTCTGCATTTTGAATTGCAAAATTACTTGAATTTACGCCATAATATGTATTATTTGATTGGTCTAATCTTCTAATAGATAATATTAAATAATTAGAGCCTGATTGACATCCTAAATCAGCATCAACTTGACTTTGATTTAATCTTGAATAAACTGAAATATGTCCATTATCATTTACTGAATATCCTGTGTTTGGGTTAAACCTAGTATCAGCATAACCATTTGTGCCATTTCCTTGTATGCCATTTGCATCGTGTGTCCATCCACCAAAAAACACTAAACGATATGCTGCATCTGAATCTTGAGGGTCTTTCAAATTCCACTTATGAGTACTTGCAGTACCACCAACAAACGGGTAAACCGCTTTCATCTTAGTCCAAATACTTGCAGCTTTAAGGTTTATTACTAAGTTATTGATAGCACTTTGTTGAGTAGGGTCTGTTATGCCTGCTGCTGTAATGAATGCCTGCGCATCAGGGTCTAAAGCTGGGGCACTTGATTTTGCTTTAATATAGACTCCCATTATTAAACAGCATATTGAGCTAACCAAATATTTACCATATCTGGAATGTCGGCATCATCCCATGTGTCTACGTATGGCATATCCTCAGCACGTACTCCAAAAGAAGCCGTATCAGTTGTTAAAAGTACATCAACTCCTAACAGCTTGTCAATAGCTTTGTCCGAAATGGTGTTTAGGTTAATTTCTACTATAGGGTCAGTAATTTCGACTTGAAATTGTGGAAACTTATAAGTTGGCATTTTATTATTTTTTTATGTTATGAAAGTGTTGTGCCTGTTACTGTGAATGTGCGACAAGGCATCGCTCTGTATGATGTAGATGTATTTGTTTTTATTCTTGTGTTTGTATGTCCATTCCAAGCATTTCTAAAAATAAGTGCGTTACTTGTTGTAGCAGGGTCTGTTGTTGCAGACCAAAAACTTACGCCACTTAAACTCTGATTTATTGGTGTATAATCATATGGCAAAATTGTAGAATAATTTATTATAGACATTAACTCTTGCATATTCGGTAATCTCCAACCACTTGTAAATGTTCCTATACTAAAAAGTAAAGAATTATCAATTGCATCATTCCATGAAATATCGGTGTAAGTACCTCTTATTCTATACCAACCCAAAACCGTACTACCATTAAAAGTCGACCAATCAATAACTATATCATTTGCATAAACTTGACCGCCTAATTCATCCGTAAATCTGTCAGTTGTGCCAAATACATTATTTTCAGCAAGTGTAAAAAAATCAACATTTCTACCCTCTTGTAAATCTCCATCGTCACCCGTACGATAAGACGTTGTCTGTCCTGTTTTCATTAGTGTTGCAGTGCTTATGCTTGAGCCACCTCCACCTGATGCTGTTGCTTTTATATATGTAGTATTCATAACTATGCTTTTGTTATATTAAGATTTACAACCGCTGCTGTATCAACAGTAACAGTTATTTTGCTACCTACTAAAATTGTATTTGTCAAAGTATAAGGTACACCATCATCATCAATAGTTGTAACAGGTGTATTTAAAATATTAGTTACACTATTTATTTTCAAGTCGTACGGTGCATAAAAATCAACTGTCAATGCATCAACAAGCTCAACTGTATAAAGGAACTCAGTTGCTAACTCGTCAATAGCACTTTGAACATTTGTAGCTGTTAACCCTGAAACAGTATTATTATAGGGTATCATTGAAGCTGATGGCGCTCCTCCTCCTGATATAGACATAGTTGTTGTTGTTAATGTTGTTGTCATTTTGTTATATTTTACCAAAGAGCCAATATATCAGTTGCTGATGTTGAATCCGCACCATAAGTGTCCCAAAGCTTTAATACTTGTATTGGCATAAATCCATAAGCATTTTTAAATGTAACGATATCATTTCCTGCTGTTGTAACTACAATATCACCTGCCACACCAACATACAGAATAGCTCCTGTATTCTGACCACCTGCCATTGGGCTTGATTGGTAAATAACATAGGTATTAGCAGCTAAAAATATGTCAGCATTAAGCTTTACTCTATCTGTTGCACCTGTAACTGCTGCTTCTGTAACCGTA